TTGCTTTGGCTCGTTGACAAACAGCTCCGACAGCGTATTTGCGTTTGGTGCAAACCCTATGTCGTATTTTGACATCATTTCTTTCGTGAATCCACGTGACTCAAGATACGCTATTGCACCCTTGCCGACACTAGAATTCAATAATCGTTTGTATTCTCTCGTTGCTCTAGCATACAAGTCTAGATACTTGCTACGTCTTTCATTGCGCTTTTGGTCGGTTCCGCCTCGTTCTGTGGGTAACTCTACCCCTGCTAGTTCGGCTAGTTCCTTTGCGGCCGCCATAAAGTCGCAATTCAGATACCGCATAACAAAAGAGAACACATCTCCGTGTGCACCACAGCCAAAGCAATGGTAACAGCCACGCTTGTCGCTTACAGTCATACTCGGCGTCTTCTCGTTATGAAACGGGCAACAACACCAGTATGCTTGTCCGCGCTTGGCCATGGGCACGTATCTACTAACGACATCTACGATTGATAGCCTGTTTCTTATCTCGTCTGTAAAATTGTGTGTGCTATACTTCGTCATGCCGTTAGTTATCCCTTATATTTAATCCCTTTTGTCCTCTTTCTTTTAACACTTTGTTTATGCTTGCTAGTTGTTCTCTTAACGATACTCTGCGTCGCTTTAACCACTGGGTCGTATATAGATAATGTTTATATTTGTCTTTCATAGTTGTTCCTTTTGTTCTGTTTGTATTTTCGCCCAAAGTGCTGATGTTGTATTGCTTTTACTTATATTTCACCACCCTAATTCTTCATTTAGATTTTTTCCTTGTCTAATCCGCAACCAAACATTAAAAGGTATTCTCATCACTTGTCCTTTTTGTAGAACACGCGCATCGCACGCAGCTCCATGTAGAAGTCTTCCAGTATGCCGTATTCTATGCTACGGCTTAGCTCTGGCATACACCAGTTGAATACTACGTCTAACAACCATAATTTTATCCTTGTCATTTCACATCCTTTTTGGATTTGTTGGGTCATCTCCTGTATCTTTTGATATGTGAGATTTATAGTTTCGTGCTGCCATCTTTTAATCTTCTGAATTCGTTGAGTTTTCATTTCCCACCACCATCAAACTGTCTTTCCAGTCACCTTCAAATGGTGCTATGTCAAAAGCGTTGCTTAAACATATATACTCGTCCATAAAATTAGCGTTGAATCCCCAAATAAAATCATTGTGAGAAGTGCGAAAGTTATACCAACACCACGTTCCGTCTTTATCCATCGCGACGAACCCAGGTTTCATCAGTGGTAAAAGGTCATATATCGTTATTTGTTTCATCGGTTAGTCCTCATCTTTCCATCGGTCATCTATTTCTCTTTGTATTTGGTCTGGCAAGTAAATGCATGTACCTGCACGAGGCACAGAAGAGAACAACCTCTTTAATTCTTTAACTTCACAATCCTTTGAACAATAAAAAGCACCATTCCATCCAGTTCTAAAACGTCTTATACATTTATCGTCTATTATTTCATATAAAGATGTTCCTGTACGTCCACAATGTTCGCATACAATAGGTCTAGTTGGTTCCATATCTTATTCCTCTTATTTTGTTCTATTTTGCCAAGCGCTTTTGGGCGCACAACAACCGCACAATTCACACACCACAGTATGGACAATTCATTTCGTATCCTTTTTGAACTCGCTTATTGCTAGATATAATCCACACAACAAAATCTCGGCCATCGCCTCTAAGAAAGCAGCCGTGGCCAATTGCACTGTGTCTTGCGCGAACCGCACGCCAAATGCACTACAAACCAAATCAATCAACACTAATATAAAACATATCATTTCAATTCCTTTTTTTACAATTATTCTACAAACGCGGAATGCATAGAAAACTGCTCTACTACGCTAACCTTAGCGCAGTCGCGGGCTTTTAGAAAAGCCAAACAATCCTTTGCCGCTTGAAAGTCGTCAAAAATATCGTAAATGTTTGTCTCTGAATGTTCGGTGTCAATTTCCCAAACAATCCAAATTGTTTTCATTTTGTGCCTCCATAGGTGCATTTAGCCGTGTTTTTTTATTCAAAACAAGCAGCCTGGAATCTCGGTGGGAGCGCCAGTCAGGTGTTGCATCCTGATTCCACCCTAGGGTCTGGCACCGGCTCCCATTAGTTACGGAGCGTCGTTATTTGTGACGACGTTTGCCCGTATAAAATACGTGAGCAGTTTTAACACATGCTCGGGTGCGCCCCTGCTGGTTCCATGTCTTTGCCGTCTACCTTTCCGTTGACACGGCTTATTCTGAATCCCCTAGCGTTCAGACCATACTTTACGATTATGGTGGGGTAGCATCGCAGTAAGGCTCGACTTGCCTGTGATAAACAAATCGACAGATAGGGCTATTACACCCTATCTCGTTGATTAGTCTTCAAAAACAGATTCTGGGTTGGCTTTCAATGCCTCGATAGCGTCTACCAGAGCCTGAACGTCGGCCTTCTTTTCGCCTTTCAACGACTTGATAACGCTTTCAATGTCGCCTTTTGCTTTTGCCTCTTCACAACGTTCGTGCAAAGCAGCCAGATAACCGCGCATTTTCGCAGTAAATTTCTTTGCCAGGTTGTAGCTCTTGAAGTCTACCTTCTGGATAACTGGCTTCAAATCCGACAGTGCTACGCCGTTATTGTCCGACGACACATATTCGAATTTATTGATGACCTTTTTTACCTTGAAATAAGCCAACGCTGAGTGTGCCCAGACAGAAAACACGTCCCCTTTAGCGACATCGCCATTAAAGGTATATACACGCGCTTCTCCGTCTACGGCGTTTTTACCTGTTTTTGTAATCAAGTTCCCAAACATTACCATGGTTGGTGCTGCTTTTGGTGTTGTTGTTGTTTTTGTTTTAGCCATTCCATTTCTCCTTTGTTTATTTAGTTTGACTAGGCTAGCCTCATCAGTATCTACTTAGCCAATGTAGATAGACAACACGGCACTGATACTGCCGTATCGTTTCGGCGCAATTATGCCGCGATTGCTCCCTTATTCCAACCGTCAATAAATTCCTCAATCTCGTCACGCAATGCATCCAAGCAGGTTGTGACGTTGACGTATTTCACGTCGGCCCCTGTGGGTTGTTTTGGCATAAAACACACATCAAACAATAGTTTGTCTAGGTTTTTAATGTTAACCAATACGTTGCTCGACACCATTCGGTGGATTGTATTACATACCAACCAAGACACCCTTGCCTCTTCCGCGCCCTCAACAACTTCGTCATAGTTGGAGCATTTTCTAAGGCTTTGTAGTTTTGCCTGTGTCTCCTCCCATAAAGTCTTACGCAAATATTGCAAGTATGAAGGCTGTGGATTATTCTGTGTGACAGGCTCAAGTTCTTTAACTGAAAGAGCCGACAGTTTATACATTCCTTCTCTTGAATAGATAAGCCCCTGGTATTCAGTCGGTCCATACACAACGCTTGTCTTATCGTTAACCCAGTGTCTCTGAAACGGGTCATATCTAACCACAGGTTTGTTTGGATGCCAATACGGCGTCCCTAGACGGTACTTGTCCATCGCAAACGTTCCAACAGTGGGCTCTGTTACACCATCTTGAATCTCGGACGGGCTATATTTTGTTTGATTTGATGACAGTGCCGGGGACGACGTTGTTGTTGTAGTCGATGCGTTTGATACTTTATCACAGGTAGTTGACGTTCTGTAGACTCCATAGTTCCCGTATGTATCGAACGCACTTTCGTTTGAATACCAAGTTCCATTGTCGGTTTTACCCTTGTTGGCGTTTAGGATAACAATCTCCCCGGTATGGTTGTCCATTACGGCAAACTTTGAATATCCAATAGCGAACTCGATAAGGTCTTTGGACGCTTTAATCCAGTTCATTGTTTTACCCACAAAAAAGCAATCGCCGAAGGTCTCAGAATCCGTCTTGTCGCCGCGCGGTTGTATTGACAACGTTCCGTTATGCGCAAACGTAATGTGCTCATAACAGAACGGATGTGTATTGGTCTTGCATACCTTGCCACGACTCATGATGCGGAAATGTGCAATGAACGCGTTTTCTTTCTTGTTAAACTTGCTCAAGTAAGACAAGAATTCGTCTTTGTTCATCATTCCCTTTTTCATGTATGCGGACTTATCGCCAGGACGGAAGAACACTACACCACCTCCGTCTTTGTTGTGGTCCCAGGCTCGCTCAAGATTTTCTTTTGGAACGGGGTCTACGCCTGCTGGTTTTGCTATGATAATACACATTATAGTCTCCTTAAATTACCTTTTGTTCTTCAACAATGTTTCCGTTTTTCAGTTGTTGTTCCTGACACTCTGCAATGAACTTTTTAGTTCCAACAGAAAAAGATTTTATAAAGTCGTCAGGATGTATCTTGTTGCGAACTAATGTCACATACTCCTTGACAAACTTCATTCGTTTTAGAATCTCCTTACTATCTAAGCAAGCGCTAAAACATCTAAATTCAACAGTTCCTGCACGATTATATGATATGCAGGCGTGGTGGTCCGTATATCGAGCCTTGCGAACACCACCGTCCTCTGCCGCCTCGCGTGATTCTGGGTGCACATTATCAATATACGCCCATCTGTCCAGTCTTTCTCTAGACCGCCCAGAAACAATCAACATCAGATTTTGAATATCCTTGCGCGACTGCAACAGCTCAAACGAACGCCGTGCCAATGATTGCATTTGGTCTGATGACAACTGTACAAAACTCGCATGGATATGCACGCCTGCGCTTGCCCCAACATGCCCGCCGTATTTTTTTACGACCTCGCATACAGGTTTTAATGGGCTTGCGTGTTTCCACCACGAATATGAACCGCAGTCCCACGATAACTCATTCTTACCGTTATATGGCGACCCTTGGTCTGTGTATTCTGTTTTTGGGTCTAGCGCAATAGAACTATCATACCCGTAATGCAATTTACCCTGATGTGCAAGTTGTAACTCAAGCCATCCATAAAAATAGCCCTCAAACTCTTGTTCTAGCCCTAATATTACCGTGTTCTTCTTATCCATTGGCGTCATGAATCTAGACGGGCGTCTAGAAAACCCATAAGAACCTACGGACATTTGCGTATTACTTGCACAACTCCTGCAAATTCTTCGTCCCTGTGGGTCATTCGGAACTCGTTTCGTCTGAAGATTTTCCATGCCCTTACGAACTATCGTAACGATTTGGCAACCGCAATACGCGCAAGTTTCTATCTGCTTTTCAAACTTTTTATTTGAAAGATTGTAGAACTTTACATTTGGCGATTTTGTCCGATATGTTGAAAACTCCGGAAACGGCGTTTCTTCTACGCCTTTCCAGATTGGGTCGCAAAACTTTCCTGCGTCGGTCACGTTCCCAAATTTCCAATAACGGAATACTGGGAATTCGTCATGAAGAACTCTTGCGGCAAGCGCATTCCTAAACACAAACGTTGAAGACGATATTTGGTCGCCATTATATTCGCCGCAAAGCTCGCGCACCCTATTCAAAAAGACTAAGTCGGGTCGAGTAATTGTTATGTAAATCATTTTAACTCCTCCGTATTATGGTTGTGGTTCGCACCATCCATACTTTTCTCTTGCGTATGCTTTTAACGAATCCGGCAATCGACTCATCACATCGTTCGTTGACATACCAACCTGATGCGGATTGTCTATAAACAACATATCAACGTAGTCCTCGCCCATTGTTTTTGGCATCTTTGTCCATATGTTTTTATAATCAACCCCCTTGCGTATCAGGCACTTGACAAGTGCGTTTGCAAATCGCAATCGTTTTTTGAATAGGTCTGCATTTGTGGTAGACTCCCATACACGAATTTCAAGTGTCTTAAAGCAATTAAATTGGTCTCTTATAATATTAGCCCCAAGCCCGTATCGAGGATTGGCCTGTCGGCAAGAAATTGGCTGCAAGAACTTGTTCGTTCCGGTTATGTCGTTACGACTCTTGTAAATTGCCACTTTTATCTTTGGATGCGACACATGGACGTGTTGCCCGGCAGAACGGCCAGCAGAAAATCCAATTTCTTTCATTGCAGAAAGAACTCGTTCTATTGCGTCTTTGCGCCACTTGCCCAGTGTTGGATGGTTGAAACGAATTTCAGGACCGTAACCGAGAACACTACAATCTCGTCCGATATTGTCAACAATACTCATTTTTGATATTTTTTTTACCTTTTCTTTCAATGGACCTTCTCCAAAACGGGCAAGTTCTGGTGTAGTGGCTTCTAATTCTAACTCTGAGCCAACCTCATTTTTTATACCAGAATAAGCCGTATTAAATATAGTTTTTATTCCAGAAAGCCGTTCCGGCTTTACCGGATTATCTATAAACGTAACACGCAGAGAGTCGCTAGAATGCTCAAACCACTGTCGTAAAGCCGCTGTAGTTCCAGAAGCCCAGTCGGTATCGTTGTCTGTTCTGCATAAAATACCCGATATGGTATCACGGTAGAAGTGTGTCGTCAACAAGCGGCCTACTCTATTATCTCTCTCGGCGGGCATCAATATGTTCCATATGGGATAGGAATATAACTCGTTGTTTTCAAGCACGGCGTCGCATACTTTTGTTTGCTCATTGCTCTTAAAACAAATTTTTACCTTTCGCATAGTCCCCTCTGGTAAAAAATCACGAGCCCTTAGCGAGTCAAACGACTCATGAGTAAATTCTATCTCTGTTCCAGTTTTATACATTTTCCTTTCCTTTTGTTTCTCGTATTAAAACTCTACTCAAAAACGAGTAATTATAAGCACACGCGCGTAATATATATAACCTATAACCAGGTATATATTATATTTATATATATATTATATATATTATATATTATATATAATCCCGTTATAGGATAATACGCTAGACAATGCCTCTATCTTGCTGAACAAATACCACCCATTATCGTAGTCTTTGTCCACACAGACCTCGTTGCCGTTCTTGTCTTTCACTATTGTCCCTATAAATCCGGGATATAGACGTTCCATTTTCTGTTTCTTTGGGTCTGTTGCCACAAATTCGCCATATCCGTCCCCCCTGTCTATACACACATAGGGCGCAGTATATACGACTTCCTCGTAGCCAGAATCGTCCGTATCTTTGAACAAGACTTCATACTTAACCCCCTTTACTATCTTAGTTGCCATTTTTATGCCCCTACAACGTGTTTTATTAGTCTGATGGTATAGTTATGCCACTTTTTTCTTTTTGCGCGTTCTAGACCCACTACAAGCGATTTCTAGACTATTTTCTATCGGCTCATTGACTAGTAATGGAATTACAAAGTAAATATTGCCCCGTAATGAACGCTTATTTAGCGCGTCTACCTTCTTTTGACAGTCTTCGTCAGTGGTAAATACCCCGTATCGTGGGCAATACTTTACCTGTTCAAAGATGGTATTGCCTCTCGAATGCGCCGCAACCATGAACACTTCAACTTTTTTTATCATTGTTTACTCTATTGTTTCTTGTGGCTAGTCTTTGTTTCCAGATACAGTCATTCGCATAGAATTTGTGCCCAGCCATGCAATATCAACCACGTTATTGTAAACGTCCTCTCGTGGGACAGCAATGCACTTTTCTCGTGAAATTGCAAACATGTATTTTCCGTGTTTAGCTCCAACATAAAAACCCATCATACAAATCTTTTTCTTGTTGTTTCTCAATACGTATAAATGTGATTTGCGTAGTAGTGGCGTAGTCATATTAGTCTCCTTTTGTTTGATTTGGCCAATGATTTATTTGTCTCCGTCAACAAATAAACTATTGACTTTACTTTGAAAGTTGCGCCCAATGTTATCGGCGTGGGCGCCTCGCCGCGGCAGTAGGAAACAAACCTAGGGAAAAACTACTGCCGATAATGGTGCACGAGAAGGGATTTGAACCCTTATGTATCTCTACACTGGAACCTAAATCCAGCGCGTCTACCAATTCCGCCACACGTGCGTGTATTCTTTGAACAGGGCTCGTAACTCCATAACCACACAGGACTGGCCCAGGTCTTGCTCCAAGGAGCGCACTGGGAATTACCTGCCGTAGTATACAGACGAGCCCTGTTCACTTTATCCGTGCCATTATTACATACGACTATTTCACGATTTACTGCTTTTTAGGCACGAAAACTCTTTAATTTCTTATCCTTTTTTAACAAGACAACGGTAGTGGCATTTGTGCCAAGTCGTCATCTTTTATCTCTTGTAACTCATCAAATTCCGTATCCCAAGTTCCGTAGTCCGGCTCTTCCGGCATGGGCTGTTGTGCTGTCTCCGTAACAAAAACGCCATCTATGCACACTGGAAACGGTATTCTCTCACCCAATGTCAAATCGCCATTTTCTTGTTCGTCGTATATACGCAGCTCAAGTTGCGATACCATACCGGCGTAGTCTTGGGCTAATGCCGTAGCAATATCAGTAGCCTCCGTAGTAGTGATAAGTGCGTCCTGGCTCGTGATGCTAAACAGTATATAAAGCGTAATCGCGTTTGGTATCATTTAATTCTCCGTAGCCTGTTTTTTTCGTAGTTTCCGTAGTTGAACTCGATTTTTCACAATTTCAAAAAATCTAGAAAAATCAACGTGTTTTCCCATAGAATTCGTTGTATCTCCGAACAAACGCCGCAACAACTAAATTTACTTTCCGGTTAGTTGCCCCTGGTTGTTCTCGTGCTATTGTTCTTAAAGCAAACTCAACAGTGCTCGGTAAACAGTTGAATTCACGGCCTTTATTATAGATAACGTTCAACTTGTCCAGTAATCCGTCAATGCCTTTATGCTCGCGCCCGAACTTAATCAATGTATATGTGTCGCACATAGTATTCTCCTTACTTTGTTTTTTATATAAAAAATACCCGAATTTTATCGGGTATAGACCGCCTCGCGCGAGGTCTCGTCCTGTTATAACATGTTGACGTTCGTCCCCCGTGCTTTCAACGGAATAAATTGCGCCTTGTATAGTTGTCTGTCCGAACCTATAACACGAACCTGTGCCATAGCACGCAGGCGTTCGCAGGCGTCGTGATACATATCCCTTTTATGGCGCAAATGTGCTTTTATATCGTCCATAGATTCGCCCTTGCATACTGTAAAGCTCATCAGTCCTGCACAACGGGACACGTCGTCTGGACGCTTGCCGTCAATGTGCCAGCCGTTTATGTATATCTTGCCAGCAGGCGCACCGAATACGTCCAGCCACGCGTAAATAACTTTCATACCCTTCCCCCTTTCCATATAAGACTATAACGCCAGTAAATCGTCCACTGTGTATTCTGTGGCCTGTTTGTATGGGTCTGGCGCGGGCGTCATGCCATCGTGTGTAATAAACCGCACGTCGTCCGGGGTCAACTTTCCGAATTTTTCCAGATAGTCCACCGCCCCTTCTTTCAGTTTCCCATGTAAACGCTTACCCCGTGCAGTCTGCTGTGAATAGTCTGGCACATAGACGCCCCCAGTATAGCGCGTATCGTCCATACACAGATACATACACGGCTCGCCCCCACGAATAACCAACTGCCCTGCCGTCGGTGGCAACTGCCAGCCCTTGTGCGCGTTCAACGAGTCCACCTTATCCAATGGCACATATACAACCGCTTTTATCAACTTGCCAGTCTTACCGTCTTTATGTTTGGCGGTTAAATACTGCGCCGTTCCCCGTTCGTTCAACACGTCGTTATACGTCGCCCCGTCTTTTCTTGTTGCCATATCAGTCCCCCTATGTTTCGTTCAATTATGATATACAGACACCCTATATATCTACAATAGACACATACTATATATGCCTATGATAGATATATCACGCCACCCCAGCACACGCATACACCGCATACTAGATACATATACAACGGATATATCACGCGGATACCTATAACGACACTAGGACTATAACACCCAGCCACGCTATTACTACGCACACCCACAGCAATACGCCAAACGCTATCCAGCTCTTGCAATCATATACACCACTGGCACGCATACACACCACGACGATAGCCGACGCAATCAATGATAATAACGCTATATTTGATAACATTGCCTTTCCCCTTTGCTTTACGATACCATTATGACACAACTGCACCACAATACATAATTTTGGACCGCAAACGCAACCCCCGATTGAGCCCCAGGCAACCCCCGGAAACCCGCGGAAAACTAGGAAAAAAGAATTCTTTCGCGAGGGGAAGGGATTCTAACCCCGCATCTATCTAGGGGGTGGGTGGTAGGTAGTAGGGGGTGGTATGGTGTATATATATTCCCTGTAGTGGTGGGGGTTGACTTGTTACGTATGAATATGATAAGGTGTATATATGTTTTGGTACGGGGGATGGTCTCCGTGTATGCAAGGAAGAAGTGATAGGGGGTACTATATATGAAGAAGCGTATTAACCGTGTTATATGTCGTTTATTTGGGCGGCATTGGTTTGTTATTGGGACGGACATAAGGGATGGCCGTGTTACATTGGAGTGTCCTTATTGTGGGGAAACTCTGTTTGACTATGAGGAACATGAAGGTGATGGCAAGTAGGATATAGGGGGATGCGATGCGCGACAAGAGATGGATGGCTCTGACTAGTAATGGGAATGCGATTAGATGTTGTATATGTGGGGAACTGATAGAACGTAAGAAAGACATTAGTAGGGAGCACGAACCGCCTTTGTCGCGCGGTGGTCGGCCTTGGCAATGGAAGTACGCTCACAAGTGGTGTAATCATCAGAAGGGTGCGCTGACGTTGGAGGAATACAAGGTTTGGCTGGAACTGGAAAATAAGAGACATGGGAATAGTAGATGAGGTTATATGCGATTAGATTTCCCGACAAGGGCGTGTACTATGTTGGTCACGAAGAAGGGGAAGGCCGTCTTATTAAGAATATTACGGTGGACGGCAATCTGAATTGTGTTATAGGTATTGGGAAGGAAAAGAACGCTCGGCTGTTGGCTCAGTATTTGACGGCGTTTAGTGGGAATGCCACGGAAGTGGTGGCGTTTGAACGGAACAGTGAAATGATTGGCAGAATTGCCACATTCCAGGTTCCAGAAGAAGAGGTGCCAGATGCAGGAAAAGACTCTGCCGAGTAATTTAAGCAATCCGGAAACAAGGAAGAAGTGGGAAGAACAGAAGGGTCGGTTAGCGGACCCTGTTCTGCGTGCTCAGGCTATTGCTGCTAGAAAGGCGAAGGAAGATGCTGCGTTCAGAGACCCTCAGGCATATCTGAAGCGTCTGTTCAATACTCCGAAGAAGGGCGGATGCACTATTAAGGTGACGTGTTCTGCTATTGAGGCGGCTACTAGACGGCTAAGCGAGTACATGATAAACCACGACTTTACTGGGGCCGACGGGGACTTTAACATTAAGGAATACCTGTCTGTTCTAGAGAATCTAAAGAAGACCATAGCGTTCTTGGACGAATTGAACAGTGCTGCTGCTGGCAAGGCTATCAACAATATGATTAGGGTTGAAAGCATGACAATTAACAACACTAGTAAGACCGGTGGCGCTGTTGGGTCTATTATGGATATTGAACCGGCCAGATTAAGCGAATTGACTTCAAATGAACAACGATAGACTAGAACATCTGCGGAAAGTGTATTCTGAGTATCCTAGACGGCAACTGGCCGAACAGTTGCTTTTGGACTTCAAGGAATACGTCAAGTGGATTCATTTTACTATTAACGGGACTGAATATGATATGGAGCCGGTGCATATTAGGATATGTGACGTACTTCAGAAGTATACGGAGCAGCGCAACGACAAGCGCAACCTGATGATTAACTGTCCGCCGGGGACTGGGAAGTCGTTGTTGTTGCAGTATTGGATTACGTGGAACTTCGCTCGCAACAAGCAGTGTATGTTCTGCTATGTGGCTTACGGCGACAGGCTTATCAAGAAACTGTCTAGGGAAAGCCGAAACCTTATGATGATTCCTGAATGGGAAGAACTGTTTGGGAAGGAAATGGACCCGAACGACAAGTCGGTACTTAACTACCATTTGCTGTCTGGTGGTTCTCGTTCTGGATTGACCGCTGGTACTATACAGTCTGGATTGTTGGGTTTGGACGCTGGGAATCCTGCTTCTAAGATACCGTTTAGTGGGGCTTTGATTCTGGACGACATTAACTCTCCGGAAGTTGTAAGTTCTCTGAATGAACAGACGGAAACGCCCGAAACATACAACAGAAAACTGACAACGCGTCGTCGTACACCAAGAACCCCCACCGTATGCATTATGCAGAGACACCATAAGAACGACTTTGCTGGTTGGATATGGGAACACGAGCGCGACGAATGGGAATGGGTTGTTATACCGGCTATAAACGACGATGGCACGTCATTCTATCAGAAACGCTACCCTATTGACGATTTGCGCAGAATAGAACGCAGTCAGCCGTATATCTTTGCTTCTATGTATCAGCAGAACCCAATGGCGGCACAAGGAGCATTGTTTAAGCGCGAATGGATGCGGTACTATGATATTACACCAGAAAAAATGAAGAAGACATTTATAACCACCGACACGGCATTTACGCTTACCGGAGACTATACGGTGTTTTGTTGTTGGGGCGTAGGCGAAGATAACAACCTATACCTACTAAGAATGCGACGCGGAAGATGGGAATCTTACGAGGTTAAGAAATTCCTTATAGAGTTCTTTAATCAGTGTAACGTTGCTTGGAAGAAGTGCAGACGAGTATATATAGAAAACACGCTGTCTGGTATTACTCTGATTCAGGAACTTAAGCGTGAAGTTCCAAAGATGGCTATCGTCGAGGTACGCCGTGGTGCTAAAAAATCTAAGCGTATGCGTATAGAGGATTCGGCTATATGGTGCGAGGCAGGACGCGTATGGTTCAAGAAGACCGACCCGTGTCTGGCAGAGGTTTATTCCGAGATGATTAACTACAACCCCGACGAGAAGAACCCCCGAGACGATATTTTGGATAATATTGCAGACGCTTGCCAGGTTGCGTTTGCCGGGACCACTAGTTCTATATATATTTGACAGCATTGCATAATTTTGATACTATTAGCCATAAGTTCAACCTAATAAAAGGTTATTTATGGCTACTTTCAAAAACGCTATAGCAATCGTGGCTGCTCTTGCAATAGGCTGCATTGTTATGGGTTCGGACGAGCTTCCCCGAAGTACCCCTCATGGGGACTATAAAGAAGAAGCACAAGCATATACTAAGGGATGGGAGAAGTTACGCTTAACTGCGTATAAAGACAACACGCGGTACTCTATTGGGTACGGCACCATTTCTCATGTTGAAGAAAAGATAACTCTAACAGAAGCAGACAAACGTTTCTCCGTCTATTGGGAAGAACACATAGGCGACATAAGTAAGTACGTCTCAAATAAGGGGCAATATATCGCTCTTGCTGATACTATGTACAACAAAGGCGGCACAGCCAAAAAGTACTTAACAAACGGTAAGATAGACTGCGACAAGGTTGCTCATATGCGTCCCATTAACAAACGATACTACTCTGGTGTTAAGAACCGTAGTGTTATAAACTATAAACTGTGTACCGGAGAACTCCAGTGGAACGAGGTACACAAGACTCCTAAAAATAAGGATTTATGATGTATTTATCAGAACATTTCACTTTAGAAGAACTATCCATAACTTCACATAGCGATTTGCGTGCGAGAAATGGGGCCTACGCACGCAAAAACGTTTCCAGGCTACAGGCGCTAGCAAAAGATGTTTTAGAGCCATGTAGGGCCATTTTAGGACCAATGGTGATTACATCTGGTTGCCGGTGCCCCGAACTAAACAAACGGGTGGGTGGAAGTCCTCGTTCTCAGCACTGTCTGTGTGAAGCGGCAGACTTCATTCCGTCCAAAGTTCCGCTAAAAGCGGCGTTTGACTTGATCCGCAAAAGTGGTATACAATATGGGCAACTGATATTGGAAAGGGTTTCTGGCGTTGAGTGGATTCATATATCGCTTGGGGAACCATACCGCCCTAAGTCTAGATGCAATCAGGCGCTAGTGTATGACGGCAAGAAATATAAGGCTGTGTAATGATAGAACTTGAAACTGTATTCTGTGTAAAGTATAAGCCACGAAAGGAAGCCGGCCCTATAAAGTATGGTGTGCTTGTTGGCGAAACTGACGAATACTGGATGCTGGCCGAGGCGGACGACAAACTTATAAGCAAGTCCTACTACCATTACCAGCGCATTAAACCGGAGGAGTACTTAGATGCAGTTCAGAATCAAAGGGAAGTTTCCAGGGATGAACGAGATAGTGAATGCCGATAGAAGACATTGGGCTATTGGGGCCAAACTTAAGAAGCAGTCCACAGAAGCAATCCTAGCACAGTTGCCAGACGCTGAAATTTCGACGCCTGCGCGTTTTAACTTCGTTTTGGCTACAAGTACTAGGAAAGACCCGGATAACCTTTCTGCGGGCTTTAATAAAGCGTTTTTCGATGCATTGCAGACAAAGGGACTAATCCCTAATGACTCTATAAAGGAAATAACCTCTATAAACTATACCTTTGTAAGGTCAGAAGAAGACTATGTCGATGTAGAGGTTACACAAGGGTAAATTCTCGCTAAGAAAGAAAGTAATACAAAGAAAGAATTATTATTTAATATAATATATATAAATATAATATATTATTATAATATATATAATATATATATAAATATAATATATAAAATATATATATACTCTCCAGAGTATATATTCTTCTTTTCTTTTATGTTACTTTTCTTTTCTTCTTTATGAAGAAACCCGGGAGTTTCCCGGGCGTCTTTTTAAGAAAGCGTTCTGTTTAGAAAACCGAGCCGCTGTTGGAGTTCTTTTGCTTGGCTTGCAAACAGATCGTTCTCGCCTTGCGTGATGTCTTTTTGCATCAAACGAGCAATGGTTTCGAGCACCTTGTTTAGCAATCCACGAGCTTCTTCCAAAAGTTCTTGGTTATTCTTCCCTGGTTCTGAGATTATGTCAGCAGTATTTGTGACAATGTCTTTCCCAGAAAGTGCGGGCAGGTTGCGTCCTAAAAAGACCACTTCTTGAATGTCGTCGCGCATAGAGCTCAGCGATGGGCCGTCGACGCCTTCGATTATTGTGTCGAACAATTCGTGCAACTGTCTGAAGTCGATTCCGGACGCTTGATAGTGCCCGTCCTTGCAGCACAGTTCTAGGGCCATAAGTTCGGCAATGTATTCTTTAACTAGTTCAAGCATTTTTCTTCCTTATGGATTATAAGCGGTGTTAACTTATTGTAGGTTTCTTCCAAAGAGGCAACGTCAAGCGATTCAAGTAGTCGCGACCATTCTTCGCGCTCCTTATTGTAGGAGTATTTCCTTGTAAGTTGCCCCTTCGAAATCCGTTCACATTCCTTGTGTATAAGATATAACCTAAGAGTTTCTGCCTCTTCTTTTGTGTCAAGGTAATAGAACGTGTATGAACGTCTTCCATTGCGCTGGTTGGGCTTAGCGGTATAGACCTCCCACTTGTTGAGAGTCTTGCCGTCCTTCATTATGACGAAACATACATTACTTACTTCCATGATTGTCATTATATCACGAGCGCTTGCAAAGTGTCAACAAGTGTGATATAGTAAGAATGAAATTAAGGACGAGCTCCTGCTCATTTTTGTATTGAGATTGTTATGACACAAAAACACACTAAAGAACAGATTGAGGTTCTGAATAATTCTATGGCGCAACTTGCGGGCTCCGTTGCTGCTGGTGCTGTTCCGCAGATGTCGCCTATGCTGCGCCCTACGCCTAATTCCGTAAACGAAATAGATATGTTGGCGTGCAACGTTCGTGGTTCGTTTATCACTATGAATCGTACCCTGCTTTCGCTGCTGTATTCGCAGTATGGGATTGTTCAGGCCTCTATTGAAGTTCCCGTACTTGATGCATTTCGTGGCGAAATAAAGGTTCGTGGGTACGAACGCGACATAGTTGGTGGCAAGCCCAATAAGCAGGACTGGCTTAAGTTCTTCAAGAACGAAGACGATGATACTGCGTCTAAGAAGGGCGACGACTATGATGCCGACCGCGAGTTCATGGAACGTCGTAAACAATGGGAAAGAGAACAGTTTCGTAAGGACGTAGAACGTCAAACTGCGTCAGAAGAAAACTTTAGGCGCGAGATTACAAAGGAAGAAGAAGCCAGGGTTATGGCGTTTCTTCGTCGTGAACAGATTTGGCAGAAGTTCCAGCAGGCGCTTATATGGATGCGTTTGTTCGGCGGAGCTGGCATTGTGATTATGGACGGCCGCAACCCGTCAGCCCCGTTAAACCTTGAACGTATAAACAAGTACACGAACCTGGACTTCTATGTCGCCGACAACTGGGAATTGTCTGGCGCAACGACAAACAACGCTTTGGGCGTTGTGGACTGGCTGTCAGATACGCCGTTTTATTTGATGGGGCACCCTGTACACCGTTCGCGTGTGTTGGTGTTTAAGGGTAAAGAAATTCCGTCTATGTTCCGCGCAGTCGGCCGTGGCTGGGGATTATCCATTCTTGAGTCTTTTGTCCGTACGCTGAACAAGAACATAAAGAACGAAAACGTTATCTATGAACTTCTTGACGAAGCGAAGATGGACGTATACAAGTTAAACGAACTTAACGACAGTATGTTGGAAGAAGATTCAACCGAGGCTGTTAAGAAGCGTTTGGCGTATGCGCAGATGATCAAAAACTATATGAAGGCATTGGTTCTTGATACTACTGACGACTACGCACAGAAACAGATTCACTTCTCTGGGCTTGCGGACCTTAAGGAAGACGCCCGTATAGATATGGCTGCAGACACGCGCATTCAGATTACTAAACTGTTCGGAATGACGCCTGCTGGCTTTAACTCTGGGGAGGCCGACCGCGCGACCTACAACGATATGGTTGAGGCAGAGGTTCGTTTCCCGTGCGAGCCAAATATGATTCGTATGCTGGAAATTATTGGCCGCAAGGTTCTAGAAAAAAGTCTAGACTGGGATTTTGAATGGCCAGAACTAGAACGGATGAGCAAGTACGAAGAAGCGAAGATGAAGACTTTGGACTTGGCTAACCTGAACGAAGCCAACGTTTGGGGCCGTATATCTAACTATGAATGGACTCAGGGCGTAAACGATAAGAACCTGCTTAATATGACGGTATCTTACAAGCCAGAGTTTATACCAGACCCGTTGGCTAAACAAGTGTTTAAGCCTGGCTTTGGTGGAGGTAAATAATGACTACATACTTTAATAAAGAGATAACAATCCCAAAGATGGAAGAAAATAACTTCCCTAAGGGGCGTACGTTCACTGCGAAGTTTATAGAATCCGGTCCTGCTGGATATGGAAACTTCAAGGTGTTTCTGGAACCAGAAGGCGTGCCTGCACTGGCTATGTCTTTGAAGGGCTGCCCGGTGGTGCTTGGCCACGTCGGCGAAATGTCTTATGACGAGATGCTGAAGAAAGCGGTTGGGTACGTTGTTAATGTTCATAGCAACGAAGACGCAACAGTTTGGTACGCAGATTTTGTTATATTCAAAGAAGACGCGTTAAAGTCTTATGACGACGGTAACACCCGTTTTGTCAGTTGCACGTATCGTCCAAAGTATTCTGAAATAGCGGAGAAGAGACGCAACGGAATCACTTACGACCGTATCGTTGTTGGCGGCGATATGATAGAGCTTGCATTAGTAAAAAAGCCGAGGTATAATGATACTGACATATGGGAGAACTCGGACGACGATAACTTCGTCTTTGGCGAGACTATATTAGTTAACGAAAAGGCTGAAAAGATGGGACTGTTTGGAACAAAAAAAGAACAAGTTTCTGTGGAACCAGACATTCTGTTTAATACAGACGCAGGCGAAAAAACCATTGAAGAAATGATGATTCTGGTTAACGAAGGCGTCAAAGTTGCAGAAGAATTGGCGTCCGCTAAACAAAAGATTGAAGCGACCGAAGCAGAATTGCAGAAAGCGAATGAAGCGAAAGAAGCCGCTGAAAAAGAATTAGCCGAAGCAAAAGAGGCATTATCTGCCAAAGAAGGTACTGAACCAGAAGGTACTGACGCTGGGCTAAAGCAGACCTTGGCGAATTCATTGGAACAAGACCCTAATGAAGTTGTCAAAGTTGTACTTTCCACTCTGGATGGAAATAAGAAATAAGGAGCAATTAGATGGCTATTGAAAAGAAAAACTTTCTGACTGCGGAATTGAACCAGTTTGCAATTTCCCCTGTTCGTGGAATGTTGGCAGATTGGGGTCTGAATGCCCAGATTATGGAAGTTCGTATCGCTGACAGCTCGGTGGCAACAATTTTGCCTGGTGACGCTGTTAAAGTGGTATCAAGCACAAAAGGCGTTTTGACTGTGGATGCGGCCGGTGCAACCGACGCTATTTACGGTTTTATGATTTGGGACGCTAAATCGACAAAAGGTACTGCTGGCAAATACATCCGCGTTTTGCGTGATGGTGGCATTATGCCGATGATTACGGCAGATGCGTTAACTGCTGGCGACGTTGTTTACTTCAAAGCGGCAGACGGTTCTGTTACAAAAACGGGCACTGGCTTGGGTAAAGCGTGTGGTATTGCTGTTGAAGATTCTGCAGCAGCCGCAGACGGTACTCTGGTTCGCATCGAAGTGATGAAACAACCTGTAGTGGCTTAAGGAGTAACAAATGGCATTAGTAAACAAAAAAGACACATCTTACGTTATCGATGGCGTCGAAATCTTGTTCAATGAAGACGAAATGGCCTCCATTGCCAAGACCCAGAACCTGGTTAATGAATCTGGTTTTGCTGACATCGACATCACACTGTTGACCGCGTTGGAAACACGTATTGCTCAACAGAAGTTCTACACAGTAGACGTTGATGAATTTATTGACATCGCTCGTGATACCGGCGGCTATGCTGACGCTATTACTGCGTTCAAAACGTTGCGCTTGGATGCTGCAGACGATTCTTGGGAAGCAGACATCCTGTCCGATAACGCACGCAAACCACAAGTTGCTGTTGGCCTAGAACCGTTTACAGTTCGCATTCGTTCTTTGGTTAAAATGGTTTCCTATTCTTTGCTGGAAATCCGTCAGGCACAACAGACAGGCGTTTGGAACGTTGTTCTGGAAAAAGAACGTGCGCGTAAACAGTCTCATGACTTGTATCTGCAACGCGTGTTGCTGAAGGGTACAGACCGCCACGAAGGCTTGCTGAACCTATCAGGCGTTACAGCAGACACGACCACGATTGCAAAACAGATGAAGAATATGTCCGTTGCAGAATGGCAGGCTCTATTGGGCAAACTGTTCTCTGTATATGCGAATCATACAAACTTCACTGCTATGCCGAACCGTCTTGTAATCCCTTATACAGATTACTTGGGCTTGGCACAGTGCGCGGACGAAACATATCCGTTGAAATCAAAACTGCAACGTTTGGAAGAATCTTTCAAACAGATGTGCGGCCCAGATGCAAAAATCTTGCCTTTGGCGTACTGCAACGCTAACCAGAATGGCGGCACAAACAAATATGCGATGTATCGTAAAGACTTCGACACTGTTCGCGCATATATGCCTGTTGGCTATAGCGTTGTTGAAGGCGCATCGGTTGATGGCTTCAACTACCAGAACACTGCGTATTCGCGTGTTTCGGATGTAGTCTTGGTCCGTCCGAAAGAAGTTATGTACTTCACCAATACGGACGTTGACTAATAACAAGTCCTAAGGGCGGGGAATAAAAGCCCCGCCTTTTTCTTTACGGAGATTCTAATGATAGCACAAAATGTAAGCCGTCAGAAGATTCATGTAATTGTTGCCAGCGGTTCGCATGTCGTTCCTAGCATGGGCAAGTTTGAAATAACTGACGACGAATTCAAGATGTTAAGCTCATTCTTCAAACTGGAAGCGGTTAAAGAAGAAGTGAAAGAAGAGCCAAAAAAACAACCGGCTCCAGTAAACCAATCAAAAAAGAAAGCAAAGAAATGAGTTCGAAACTACCAATCACTGTAGAAGATTTTAAGGCGTACTTCTGTCAAGACACAGGGTTCGACTTTCAACCATACCCGTCCTGGAAAAAGACAGTGTGGGACACTGGCGATTGGTGTTGCTACGAGAATGTTTTCTATAAGTCCACCATAGGCCTAAACCACACAATGCCTAGCGACGATTGGGTTGTCGGGAGTGCTGTTTATGACGAAGCGTCAACAGGGTATTCTAAGGGCGCGGTTGTGTTCTATGATGGCGAATATTATGTTGCCTTGGAAGACACTGATTCTCTTCCGGGCACACAAGAATACTGGGACGTTGCCGACCTAGACGTGTTGTTCCCGGGCTGGCGCCCATGGGCAGTGCCTGTTGCTTACAAAGATGGCGACAAGGTCATTGGCATGGTAAACTTCAAATTGGGCGTCTATCTATCTACGATAGACGAAAATTACTACGACCCAGCCAATTCTCTATATACAAAAGACCCAGTGGACCAATATGCGTGGGAGCTACAAGAGAACGAAGATGTAGACTGGCTTTTAGATGCTGATATAGAACGCGCTATGGGTGAAGCAGTCTTCAAGTTCAATCCTTCGTTGGTGACTAACCCAGAAAAGCAGAAGGTCATTGCGTTGTACCTAACGGCCTTCTTTGTGGCGTATGATAGACAGATGGCCAATTCAGGCGTCAACGGCAGTTCGTCTTCGGGGCCCGTTAAGTCGCGTACTGTTGGCAAAATGTCTGTGTCTTATATGGAAAGCACGCTGTATAGCCGCCACCCAGCGTACGAGTTCTTCTCGCGCAATATGTATGGCATCAAGGCGTTTAACTTGTTGCTGCCGTATCTGCGTGGAAATGTATTGGTATTGCGCGGCGCAGTGAGCCCAGAATAATGAGACCATACGAACAGGTAATTAGAGTACACGTTCAGCAGACCATAATGAACAAGTTGTATGACTTTAGTAATATGGCTGCGTGTGCCGGGATAAGGGGTATGAGTCCTGGCGAAATTAGGGGATATGCTACTGCCAACTATGGCGGAGATGCCATTCCTGCACGACCTTGGCTGGACGCCGCGACTGGTACAGACGTGGGTGGAAACGAACTTATGGCACCGTACGAGAATGCTTTGCGCCGTGCCATAAAAGGGAAGATTTCTTCTTCAACACCTGTAGAGCTTCAAACCTACGAACATCGCTATGGCGGCGTGTCTAAGGAAGTGGTGCCAGGGCGTCTGTTCGGCAAAGGTGGATACAAAGACCAGGCGCAGAGTGTAATGCGTACTATAGCGAAGACTATGGCACGCAACCAGACGGACTTTATTGCTGACGGAATTATGGAACCCAACGCTCCGTCCACGATTGCGCGTAAGGGGTTTGATAAGCCGTTGTATCACACTGGAAAACTGTTTAGGTCTATTGAAGGATGGGTTGAGTAATGGCTATAGTTGCAGGTACCGTTCCGGTAAGAATATCGTTTGAAGAAGAGGACGTAATAACTTCTGACGCCTTCTATAAACGCGTCACGCCAAGGGTCGAGGTTGGGGCGCCGCGTCTTCAAAGAGACAAGATAAAGATGGCCGTTATAGAAGAAGTCATCAAGAAGAAAATGCGTATTAAACTAAAGGGTGCCAAATGAGTTTTTTCGTGGATGCTTTGGGCGACGAAATGATAGGCGGCGGCATAGTAAAACTATCGGCCACGTCTACGGTATATATTGACGGATTTGGCACGCACACGACAACAACTACGCCGTTTAAGGCTGCGAAGTCCTGCCAGCCACTGAGCCCGGACGAAGCGCACACGCTTGGCTTTGCTGACTATGGTACTAATGAGTTCATAGTAATCTATTCGTTAAAGAAGATACCTATGCCTAGTAAAGACGGCGACACTGTTATGATTCACTTCAACAATAAAGACTGGTATGTACGAAAGGTTTTGCCTTGGGTTTGGAATGAAGGTCAGCCTTCGCATACTGGCTACTATGAAGTAATCTTGTCGAGATTCAACGAAACAAATATAAACCCAGACTAGAAAGATGTACAGATATATAGACATAGAAAAGTATCTTGCCAATATGTTTGTGGCAATGATAGGGAACAACTGGCAACAGTTAGGATTTGCACAGGACGAAACAAAGCGGTGCCTTGTTGAACGTCAGAACAAACTTGCTATGCCTGGGGCTAATACCATAATTCAATTCAGATTAGACAACTTTGACAACTGGCGCACAAACAGATATGGCACTTCGTCATACACAAATGACTATGGTGAAGAGCAGATTCTTGAGTTGCGTACAGCGCGTTGCGTGGTTACAGTTTTGTCTAAAAACCTTGGTGACGCATTCGACGCGAGCCGCATTCTTGTTGCAAACATTCAAAATCAGAGGTATAATGATTTTGTAAACAGTAACGGTAGGCGTCTTGGCATAGAAAGCATTTCCAAGGCAAAGAACCTGTCAATGTTGGAGAATGGCGCGTGGACTGAAAGAATCCAAATAGAGATTCAAATAAACTGGCGCGACTTTATATCTAACAATGACAAAGAAATGTTTGTACATACGCCTGAAGACTTGTCCGACGTGGACAACAGTGTTCAGTTTACTGTGCAGACTACTAAATAGGAGTAAACAGATATGGCAAATATCATAAACATTAAAAAGTTTATCGACGTTTCTACGTCAGTGTCACCTACTCCATTGGGCCGTAGAGACTTCCGTAACATTCTATTTGTTCAGAAGGCCGAAGATGGCGAATCTACGGTTATCACATCGTATACAGATTTGGACTCGCTGATTACTGCAGAAGGCTCTAATACCGCTGCTGCAAAGATGGCGACAACTTTCTGGGGCGGTGGCTTCAATGGCGTCAAACCATCTAGTACGGTTTATGTGGCAAAAATGGCCGCCGGTACACAGGAAGAATTTTCTAAGAACTTTCAGTCTCTGCTGGCTGCTGGCGATTATTATATGATTGCTTTGGACAACGCGTTATCTACATATAACTCTGTTGCGGCAAGCGCGAATGAAGCGGCAGTGATACCTCACTATATTTTCTTGTTGGATACGTCTTCGGATGCCGTCAACAAAAGCGCTGCGGAAGACACTGCATCTATTTCGGTGTATTTGTTCAACAACAATTTGACTCGCGCTACGTCCATTTGGACTGATTCCACTAAGGCTGATTCGTATCCTAATGTTGGCGCTGCGTCGTTCTTCGCGGTTTCCCGTATTACCACTGCGAGCCCTTTAGGCAACTTGGCCTATAAGATTATTCCGGGTGTTGAAGCGGTTGACTTTACTGCGGCTACCGTGGAAGTAAATACCGCGTGGGAAAACCTGGCGTCAAAGCACGCGAACGCTTACATTACGCTGGGCGAAACAGGCCGTGTTTGTTTCCAGGGCGGCACGTGCGGTTCGGGCGACAATATCGATGAATATATTGCGGCAGACTTCTTGAACTACACAATTACTTATAATGTGTATGACTTACTGACGTCTGTTCCAAAACTACCAATGAACATCAATGGCGCAAAACGCTTGTATAATGTTATCAGTGCTGCGTTTGACCGTTTGAATGCCGCAGGCGTTATTGGCGGCGGTGTATCACAAGACGGCGAGGCTTTCGGCGACTCTGGGTATAAGATTTCTATCCCAACACCGACTGGAACAGAAAAGGCGACAGGCTTGTGGGACGGCATTGTGTGCAGTGCTTTGTTAACTGGCTCTTGCAAGAAAGTAGTCATTGGAAACAACTTGAAGAAATAAGGAGTAGAAAATGGCAGAATTCAATGGGGCTTTTAATGATATTGGCTTGGTTGATATATCAATCCGCACGCCAATGGGCACACTAGAAGCGTCTCAACTTGGGCCTAATGACGTTGTGATTTTAGCAGCGCCAGGAAATGATGGTAACGTGTTTGAATTCATCGAAGGCTCTACGGGGCAGGCGCTGTTCAACAAGTCGTACAAAGTTAAGAACTGGTCTGTTACAGTGCGTTTCCTGCGTCACTCTTATGACTATGCAAAGGTAACGTACTTCATTCAGGAAGTGCTAGCAGGCCATATTACAATGTGTTCGCTGTTGATTCGCAATCGTAACTTTGGGCCAAGTGGTAACATCGACGACTTGAACGAAACCTTGTATGCACCGCAGGCAGTTCTACAGAACTTTGCTGGCGTTGAATTTGGGGCTGGCGCAAGTGGCGACTTCGAAGTCACGTTTAAGACGTCTGGTGCCGAATACAAATCGGGCGCTTACAACCCGTGGTCTAATTCGTATGCTCCAGAAACAATGCAAGACCGTGGTGGTGGCATCTCTTATGCTGGCGGCATCGATAAGTACAATGGCGTTAGCTCGGTTGATGTAGACCCAGAAAACCCGTAATAGGGTTTACATAAGTTTCCTTTGGGGGCTGCGTATCCCTGGCCCCCTCGGGATATAAAGGAAATGAAATGGCAAAAAAGACAGAAAAAAAGGCAGCTCCTACTTTAATGGAGCGGTATCGTGAGTTTGTGGACAAATATATCAAGCGTTCACAAGAAGCAAACAGCATTCCTGGTTATTACTCTTATACCTTGAATGGCGCACATTGGTTGCTTACAAGACCGCGTAGCGTTATGGAACAAAAACGGGTCGTGAACCTTATGCGCAAGCATCTGCTAAACGAATTTGACTTTGGTACAGAAGTCGAATTGCTGAAGGCGATATGTGCTAACTCGCAAAAGAATAAACAAGACGTTCAGTTGGACACTCTGGAATATGAAGAACTAGAACTACTGAAACGCAACTATATAGATTGGATTTTACTCCCTTTATACCTTTCGGGGACAAACACAGTAGAACGGTATGCGGAGGAAAAACTAAGTCAGATAAGCTCTTTGAGCAAGTAGCCAAGTTTGTATCGCCCCCGGCAAACGCAGACTGGTTTTTATTCGGGCCTGTGTCAAAGGGCTACATCTCATACGCTGACCTAGTGAATGGTACTGTTAATCTATATGACATTTTTATACTGAATGATATAATCGATTACCAGGACACCCTATCTAAAGAAATGAATCGTCGATTAAAGGACAAGTAATGGCTCGTTCTGGTGCAATTCCAATAGAAGCAGACCTTAATGTAGGCAAGATAAATATTGACCCTAATGCCCGCAGGGAGCTTGACGCAATTTCAAAGAAACTAGACAACCTGGCACGTCGCCATGGTCTAGGTTCGGTTGCTACGATGGTTCAAAGCGCACAAGGGGCAGGGTATTCTGACGCAATGTCCATTACTTATGCGCGACGTATGCTTGAACGCGTTACGGGTAAGAAACTGGATTTGCCCCAACTTGCCGGAATGCAATATGCCGCCACTAAGGTATTTGCAGAACAGAAGCGACGTGAAAGATCTGAGTCCCAAAAAATATCTGACGAAAAAAAGCGAGCTAAGGAAGAAGCCAAGGCCATAAAGGACGAGGCTGGTTATAATTTTGACTTACAGTTTGGTTCTGTTACAAAACTGCGCGAAAGAATAGCAAAAAACAATATTCTGAAGAGCGTGCTTATGAAGCACGGCGCTGACCCGGAAAGCGACCAAATAAAAGGTCTCGACGAGCAAAGCAAGGCGATGCAAGAAATTGTAGACGCCCTGGGAGAAGAAACAGACGAGACAAAGAAGTCTATTGCTGCAATGAGTATGCTGGCGGCTTCTATGAAGTTTGTTGGCAAAATGCTTGACGGCATGTGGGACAACGGCACCCCAATAACCAACTTATATGAGAAGGCGCGTGGTTCTTTGCCTATGATGGGCGCGGCCATTGGTACCGCTTTTGGCCCGTTGGGGACAATGATAGGCGGCGCCATAGGTTCGTTGGGCGCCGGCATTATAGACGCAATCCACGGTGCCTGGAGACAGACTACATCGCGTGCCGTGCGCATGCGTAACAGATGGGGAGTTCTTGGCGGAAGATGGAATGCTAATTTCGCAGAGAATCTTAGCGCGTACGGAATAAACGAAGGGTCTGTTGCTGGTGCGGTAAACCACGCGAGATATTTCAAGACTAACGCTGCATACGGTATGGTCAGCGAAGACCAATTCATGGGCCATGCTATTCTTGGCAACTATCACGCCGCGGTTATGCGTGGAGCTGGTTCAATAGAATTGATGGAGGCGCTGCGCAAAGACTATGCGCAACTAGGCCCGGAGCATTATCATGTTGGTTTACAGAAGTTAGGGCTATCAGAAGACCTTATGAATATAAACACTCTGACCCCGGAAGACTGGAAGAAGATTACAGATCCGCAGGCCGTGCGCGACCAAGAAATAAGTGATATATCCGGCAATGTAAAAACGATTGCCGAATGGGCACAGCGCAACACAGACGAACTTAATGTTGTTAGGGCTGCGGCAAACGTTACTTATTCTCAGAATGACTGGAGCTCTTTGAATAAGGATCAAAAAGACAAAGTAATAAAAGAGCTTTGGGAAAACGATAAACAGGATATGTACAAGGTTAACAGACTTCAACTTGGCTCTCTTGTTAGTGGCGAGTCAAAAGGCGTGGTTGTAAATAACACAAACACCGTTCAGATTGACGGTGAAGAAGTGCGCAAGACGACGCAGGTAACCAAGGGTCTGCTATCTGTAACACAAAATATGGTGATGTAATATGGCTTTAAGTGACTTGGCTTATTCTAGAACCCCCGCGAGTTCTATGACCTCAGAACTGAATTCTGGGACGCTATTTAGCCTTGGTGGCGAAGACGCGTTTGACAAGAACAAGTCTGCCGGCCTATCTACTGTAGCCAACTGGGTTGACATTGCTTCTGACGTGGCCAGTGAGGTTTCTAATATGTTGGGCTATCGTGCGCCAATGTATACCATAGGCGAGATACCAGTCGCCGGATCCGAAGAAGTATCACAGTGGGTTCCGGATGCTCTTGGCAACGTGGTTCGTGCCGTCTCTGGAATTAGAAATCAGTTGCGGGATAAGGCAAACAGAAAAGAAACACAGGACGGCGTCATTATAGACGGCATTGGAACGTTCGACGGAAAATTCTCTATGGAGTTGCCAAAGAACGCAATGCTGTATCGTAGCTCTGGTATTACAGACCAACGAGTAAGAACACCAAGCGAATGCAAGATGACAGTCTATGTTAGCAACCATCTTTCTGACGACATACTGGGTTCTGTTGCCAATCAAATAAACGCGCTAGACCCTACTGGATTGTTGGAGAAAGTTACAGACAATATACTGCGTGACGGTGGTAACACACGCGCACAGCAGGCTTTATACAAACTACGGTGGATTCAGGAGAACGGCAAACCATTCAAGGTGTACACCCCACACTGCGTGTTTGAGAATATGATTATAAAGGACGTAACGGTTAAGACCGACGAAACAAGTATGGATACGTTGGTTGCAGATATTACATTTGTAGAACTTTTGATGTATACTACTAATGGGAGCTTGGCAAGAACGCCTACACGCGAAAACGTTATAGACAGTTCTAGCTCATCGTTTAGCAGGGTGAGCGACATTGCTAAGTCTTCATGGTCTAAAGTGTTTGGGGGGTAGTGTATGTACAAGTTAAATATACGTTCAGAAGAACAAACTATAACCTTGAGTAACGGATATACGGCCGAACTTAAATACAACGTGTTTGACAAGTATTGGTACTACAACCTGTTTGATATACAGCAGACGCCAATATTCTATGGAATGGCGCTTAAGCCGGACACCTGCGCTACGCGGGACCTTACAAGAAACGAAAACATACCGCTTCTGGTTATGTTAGACGAAGTGCCCGACAGCAAGGACGCATACAATCCTTATGTTGAAATTGGCGGCAGACTAGGGCTATATGAAGCATGAAACTAAACGACATAGATTGGAATTTTGACCGAGTTGTTCGTCTGACAATAAAATGTCCTGGACGTGCCATAGAGTACGACAGTGAAGGGAAGAAGACGGTGAATGCCGTCGTGATAGAATACAATCCGCTAGACGACGCAAGAAAGGTTGCTAGAATCGATTTTACGTGTGACTGCCTAACACAACTGAAGGACATCACGGCGCCGTCCTATACGGCTGAAATAAAACTGTATAATATATCCAAAGAACTGGCCAATGCTATCGGGCAGGGCGGTGAAGAGATAGCGGCGGTTTTTTCTGGAAAGGGTGTCGCAGAGCGCAGAAAGGCATATACGTCGCGCAATAGTATTCGTCCACAGGTCACGCTAGAAATAGGTTATTATAATCACGAGAACCCGTCACAAACGTCGCTATGGAAGTTGTTTGATGGTTATATTAACAGCTCGTTCTCTGCGCGTCAGGGACAGGATTATGTGACTACGTTGCAGTGCTGGAAGTACGATGGAAGCCTTCCTGGCGATGCTAACTTTTGTATGGCGTCCACAGAGTACGAATATAAGTCGATGAAGGAAGACCTTATCAACAAGCGTGGCGAGGCTTACGAAGGGACGGTAAAAGACGTTATAGCAAAGGTTATATGGGATTACGCTACGTCCCGGCCAACCATAGAAGAAATACCTGTTTCTGAACAAATCTCGTCGTTTTCAGGCACGAAGGAAAATGTGTCTAAGCAGGGAGCACAAAGATCATTTATTCAAATAGACACAAAGTTTAACGAGCCCGGCGACAAATGGAAAGATAACCACAAGTTTACAGACGTGTTTGATGTGAGGTTTACCACTGACGCGAGTGGAGAAACTCTAGACAAGGATCTTGAATACCGGCTTCTTAACTTGTGGGGTGCGTCGTTCAAGGCTTATACCAATGGTGAAACAAACCTCGACAAGATATTGGCAGAGGTGCTTGCACAGACGGGGCTAAACCTGGACTACTACCCAGACAGATCCTTAACAAAGGCCGACAAGTATATCTGGAATATATACTATGCAGGTGGTCGTGGAACGTCCACAAGTGCAGACGGCGGTCTTATAGAGATTGTTAATTATCAGAACGTTGTAGAAACGCCAATGATAAACGGCAACGGGAGTCTTCAACTAAAGACAATGATAATCCCAGGAGTGTCAACAAAATCTAAGTTGCGTCTTACTGTAAAGGACATTGACAGTGAGTCTGCAGCCAACCTGGGCGCTCCGTCGTTTAGTGGAATCAAGGCTACCACGTTCTCTGGCTCTAACGGCCGTTTTACGCCGTTGTTGTCTGGCGAATACGCGTCTGCGGTTCTTATCAACGACGCAAAAGACAAAGGGTCTATATTCAATCATACGTTTAATTTATGGAAGATTTCGTACAGCGGGTCTACACATAGCAGGGAATGGTTTAACACGTTGTATTCATTTCCGTCGTTTCTTGGTGCAGGGGTATAGGAATGAAGAATCTAGAAGTTGGCGCCGTCCAAGCAAAAGGCCTAATAAGAACGCATTCTGTGTTTAGGGTTCTGGAGTTTCATCCAGAAGATCAGACTGTTGATATTGTTCAAGACACCTTGGAGTTGGTTCCTGATCAGTATGGCCAGATATATAAGATGAACGACTTTGGAATGAGCGTTCCTTATGCTTTGCGTTCCCCGGACGTGCTTAGAAGTATTCCTGTAAAGCAGTTACGTTGGGGACAGTTCTCTATTAAGTGCTGCCCTTCTAAAGGCGACACTGGCTATGTAGAGTACTTCCAAGACGACATTCGCAACTGGACAGAGAATGGTGAAGACTCGGTTCCTTGGTGTGCTCATAAGTTCCTTCGCGGGTCGTGCGTGTTCGTTCCTGGTGTGTTTAGCAAGAAAGAGTCTACACAAGATTATCCTACGGACAACACCAAATTGATCATAAGCAGCGCTGATGCTAGAATAGAACTGGTTAACACTATCGGTGACGAGCCAAAGACACAGGTTAATATAGTAGCGCAGAACATTAACGTTACTGCAGATAAGGCGGAGTTTAGTGGTGATATGGTTGTGAGAGGGAAAATGGACGTTACTGGCGATATTAAATCTAGTGGCGACGTCAAGGCCGGAAGCATAAGTCTAAAAGGTCATAAGCACACCGTTCCTAGCGGGGCCGCAGTTCAGGTCGACCCATCAACAGGCACCGGAAGTGTTACTGGAACTACTACTACCGAAAGTGCAAAATAGGAGTTATATATGGATACGTGGGGATTGTACAATGGCGACCTTGCTACGTTTGACGGCGAAATACGCATTAAAAGCAAAATGGAGTGTCTTGCCGACCGTATTAACGCGGTTCTGTCTACGATTGTTGGCGAGACGGATGACATCACGGAAGGCGTAGACTACTACGGCATTATCTTTGCTAAGACGCCAATATCGTTAAAGGTAGTGGAGTTTACACGCGCAATAAAGACAGTAGATGGTGTTGGCGATGTTCAGTTTGTCGGGTGCAGAACTAACCCGAAGTCTGGTGTGTGGACATTCATATTCGACATAAGTTCCATCTATGGCAACCTCAAGGTAGAGAAAGACGTTGCGAACATTGTAGGGCAGTGATATAATAAAATAAGAGGTTAAGCAGATGGGAAGATGGACTTCAAACGGTTTTAATGCGTACAGTTTAGCGTACTATAAAGAACAGTTGCAGAAACTGTTTGTTGCCGCATTTGGCACCGACTTTAAGTTGGACGACACTTTGCCACAGGGCGTTTTGATTCAGCGTATTGCGGAATTGCTGTATAACACGGATATGGACGCCGTTGAAGTAATGTCGCAACTTAATCCGAGCACTGCTTCTGGAATATGGCTGGACTTCATCGGTGGCCTACGCGGTGCAGTTCGTCAGCAAGGAAGCCCACAGATTGCTACCGTGCAGGTTTTGTCGCAGTCGGCGTCGCTGCCATATACTATCCCGGCCGGAACTATATTCAATGCAGGGGCGGATAGTTTTATGTTAAAGAGTGCGCAAGTAATATCAGCAAGCCCGCAGAACATAGACTTGTCTTACACAGAACCAGGAAATTCTTCTGCAAGCGCTGGGGACACGTTGACGTGCGGCATTGTGCAGGTAACCGACCTGCTTATTATGAGTTTGGCGGATGGCGAACCATCCGAGACCGATGCAGACTATAGAGATAGGCTGGGGGTCACATATTCCGTTGCCAATAACACAATGGAGTGGGTTGAATCCAAGATAGCCGAGTCCCCATTGGTTAAAACAACCGGCTATGGTTACAACGACACTAATGCGACAATAAACAGCCGTCCGCCACACACGTCTGAATGGATGGCGGTTCCGGTGGCAAATGCCGACTCCGAGTCGTTTAATCGTGCTGTAGCAACTATTATAGTTAACAACAAAGTGCCGTCATCAGAAACGTACGGTAATACGTCTGTAGTTGTTACCGACTTGTTCGGAACAGAAAAGACGGTAAAGTTCACGGTTCCGTCCAAGGCAGACCTAGAGATTCAAATAAAGATCGTTACACCTGACGACAGTGGGGTTCTGGATACGTCTAGGGTACAAACAGAGAAAGAGGCGGCCTCGTCTTACATTAACGGGCTAAGCATTGGCAAGAATGTATCTATGTCGCGCGTCCTGGCAAACTTTGTGACCGACTCGGGCTATAATGTTGTTGGGTACAAGATTCGCAAAATTGGCGCAGAGTCGTGGACCGAAAACGCCGACTTCATTATTGGGGAAAGGGAATATGCGAGCATTTCTCTGAACAATATAAGTGTAGGGCTATAATGTACGACAATAGACATTGGATTTGGTACTATCAAGACAAGTATGCCGTTCGTACCTTGTATGACGGGCTGTTTAACATTGTTGGAAAAGCAAGCCCCATACCGATACTTGATATGCTGAAGACGGACCCGTCTATTGCAGGAACCATAAAGGCCGCCGCAAAGATGTACAATCTGCGCAAGGTAGGGGCCACTATAACCGACGCTGTTATTTGGGACGTAACGGACTGGAATGACCCGACCAAGTTCTGGAGCGGTTCGTCTAGTCAGGACGACGACGTGTTCTTCGCGAGATATATACAAATGAAGATGGGTATACTTGGGAAGCCGTTCTGCCTAGAGACTATAAAGTATGGTCTTGATCTATGGCTACCAGACGGGTATAGTTGTACTGTAATTGAAGATAACGACAACTTCCGCTTTGATATAAATTTGGTGGTGTCGGACGAAAACTTAGTCGCGGAGTTGTATACTGCGCTTACAATAGACCCAGAACCGTTTGGAAAGCCAAGCGGGCATTCATATCAAATAAAAGTAACACAAGGGTAAAATATGAGAGCTAAGACAGTTGTTTATGCGTCACAAGGTTCTAGAGATGAAAGCCTTACTGACAATGATTACGCAAAGGGGATGGTTGCAGGAACCGTTGCGATGGCCGAAGATGTCAACACATATGGCTTTCGCAGTGACGACCAGTTAAAGGTTGTGTCGGACGAGTTGTGCAACGCGCTGACTTCACAAGGCGTGTCTTTGGACAACAACGATAATGCGCAACTTGCTAATATGTTCAAGACCAAATTAGGAATGGGTGCGCTACAGACCGGTATTGTGTACGAGTCATATACCACTGCGCCAACCTTGTCTAACAATGTTTTGACCTTCCCGTCCATTGAAGTATGGTTCAACAAGAAGGTGTTCTATGGCACAAAGCAGGCAGACTTTACGCGTGTTAGCGTGGCACAGCAAACGGTTTCTGCTACGACTTCGTGGTCTGATGGCCCTTGGTTCTTGTACGTGGATACTACCGGCAATATTAAGCATCAGGAAACCGAAGTGCAGGCGTCCGACGCTGCAACCAAGTGTTATTTGGGCTCTGTGTTCGTATACGGTGGACGGTTCCAAGATGGGTCGTTTAGTTTCGAGCCGTGGCTACAACAGACAAGCATTGCAACAAGAACAAGTCCTACAGCACAAACAAAGGGCGGCCTGATTCGTGCTGCTTCTGCTACAGAGCTAAGCATTGGTAATTTGCAAATAAAGCAGGAAGGCATTAACTTCGGTTTTAACACATTTGAGCCAGATATTAAGAGCATAACTGCTACAAGTCCAATGTCGTACAAATTCTTGTATCCAGGTTACAATCCAGGAGCGGACGCTTTAACGACGCTGGATACTACACACATCTATAATATGACTGATGGCACCTGGGACGACATCTCGGGCAAGACCGGGTTTATAGTTATGGTTCCGTGTGTGATTCCTTCGGGGCAGACGATGTTGATTGCGCCTATGTCCTATAAGAGTGGCACAACGTATCAGCAGATATTTGAAACGTCTGCAGCGGCAGAGCAGGCTGTGTTCTCGTTGCCTTATCAGTTGGGACGCATCGCTGGGCGAGCTATCTACTTGGGCCAGGCGTTGATTGTCCGCATTGGCACAACCGACCTGACAGACCCTGACAACTTTGAAGTATATGGCGTCGTTCCTCAGGCCTTGGCAGGGTTTACGGACCAGGGGGGGCAGACGGGTGGCGGCACCGGTGGATTCATTCCTATGAATGAAGTTACACTAACCGGGAATGCTGTGACGCTTCAGAACCAATCGGCCAACATAGTGACTGCAAACGAGTCTTATGCTGTCAATGTTGCGTTTCCTACTGTTGTTGGCGGCAAATTGAACCAACTAGAAGTAAAGTTTACGCCTAATGCAGCACAACTTCCTGGGATTTCATTCCCGGCCGAGACGCGTTGGTACAATGACGCTGCGCCTGATATTGTTAGCGGCGTTGCGTACACCTTCATATTTGAATTCAACAGACAGATAAACGCGTGGGTTGGTGGATACCTAGAAGTAAACGTATAAGGAGCGACCATGTTCGTTTCCAAGAAATTGCTAGGCAAGATTCCTACTATTACTATTCTAAGCACGACTAAGGCCGGCGACCATAGTGTAGACCTTATACCGGGAAAGTATGAGTTTACTATTGTTGGCGGGGGCGGTTGTGGTATTCAAGGGTATGCTGGCAGAACAGCAGAGTATAGTGGTGCAGCACAAGGGGGCGTTGGTGGCACGCTGATACTTGTTGTGTCTGTTGGCGCCGACACAACACTTACAGCACATGTCGGTACTCGCGGCGATGGCGGCAGTCTGGCCAAGTTTAGCAACGCCGGAGAGCGTTACGTAGCCAATTCAGGCGGTGCTAGTTACATAACAGACGGCACAAACAATGCCTTTGTGTGCGAAGGCGGAACAGGTGCGTCGTTTTATTCGACAACCAACAGAGCAGGAGTTGGAACGCCAGGCGTCGCCGGCAATACAAACACGGAATGCAACATCCCGAATCTAACACTTGTCCGGATAATGACTAATAGTGCAGACGCCCCGATTGTGGGCGGAACGGTCCTGCAATACCTTCGAAACACATATGCGCCGGCAATAGGCGACGAGAAGCCGGGCTACACCGGAAGTGGAAGTCGCGGTGGGACCTATCATGCCTCCTACGTTGCATACGCTGGCGGCATAATGATTAAGAGGTTGCCGTAATGTTTCTTTCCAAAAAACTTGTTACATATACGCCCGTTGTTGTATATGAAAAGACATCGGGGGCGTCAGGGATAACAGATAATATTGTAATCGCTCCAGGGTTATACGACATTGTGTGCATTGGCGGCGGGGGCGGTGCTGCCGCTGCGGTGGGCGGCTCTAATACTAATAGGACGCGTTATTGGGCTAACGGCGGGGCCGGAGGCACGGCAAGGGTACAAGTGTTTGTTCATAGACAAACCGAGGCGCTTGTGGTTGTTGGCCATGGGAAAATGTCTAGCACGGGGTACTTTTCGGCGTCCGGGGCGTCGTTTGTTGGCAAAACCGGGGCCGCGTCTGGCGTATCTGGTATCGATGATCTCGTCCTTCTTTGCCATGGCGGCGATGGCGGCAGTATAACTAGCGTAGACCAATCAAATGCTAACGCTGTTGGCGGCGCAGTTGGCAAGACTTTTGTGTCTGGAAGCGCAATTAAGCGCATTCTTATAAACAACACCAAAGACATAGTCGGGCCTTCGGGCAGCGTCCCGTCGAACGTAACAAGCAAACCGCTAACATGGACAGATAACATTAACTGGGAGAAAGACCCGAGCATGGGCGCGGGCGCGGGTGTGCAATACAACAGCAATCAGTATATTGCCCAGGTTGGTCGTGTCGGATATGTTCGTATAACAAAGTTATAGTGTTGAATGCGACACGAGTCTACGGTATAATTAAGGTAGAGGTTAATTAGCATGCTTAAGATTATTACTGGCGATAGTGCCGGATTTACTTTTTCTATTGTGTACGCTGGTATGGTTGCCGACATGGCTGCACCAGACCTAAAAGAATGCTCTGTTAAGTTTATGATGAAGAGCTCGGAGGCCGACCCGGATTATAAGGCCGTATTTGTTCAGAGCATAGAACATCCGGACACTAACATTGTTCATTTTCTTATGGAGTCTAAAGACACGGCGAAATTAAAGCAGGGCACATATAAGGCCGCGTGTAAATTGTTTTATGACAATGGTACTCAAATAACTGTATGGCAGGGCGACGTTGTCGCTATAAAGGGGGTATTCAATGGCTAATCTGAACATCATAGCAACACTAAGCCAGTATCCTTATCAGGGCATACAGACACTTGTAGACAAGGTATACCTATACAATCCTCTAGAGATAAATAACCTTATAGTCCAACTGAACGAGTTGATTGAAAAACTTGGCGGAATGACTGGGGTCGACTATAAGGGGCTAGACAACAAGCCTGTTCTTAATACAAAAAACAAGACGTCGCTTCCTACTCTGGAAGACGAGACTATTGTAGATACGATTATGCTGCACGAGGTATCGAAGACAGGCGATTACAACAGTTTGCTTAACCTTCCTCCTTTGGGTAAGTTATCTGCTAAGGACCAAATCAAGGACGTTGACGTTGCGGACGATGCGGCTATTGCGAGAAGCAAGTTGGCATCAGATGTTGTGGCGTCCTTGGACTTGGCAGACACTGCTGTTCAGACGGCTGATTATAATACCAAAATGGAAAGCCTAGACGCGTCTATAAGCACGCTAAATTCAGGCCTGCAGGCGGAAATTGCGGCACGGGCGAACGCTGATACTATACTGCAAGGAAACATCGGCTCTGAGGCTTCTACGCGCGCTTCTGAAGACGCAAAACTTGCCGCCGATATAGCGAAGAATGCTACGGCAATATCTGATGAAGCGACGGCTCGCAACCAGGCGGACACTGCGTTACAGGACGACATAACAAAGGAAGCAACAGCTCGCACAGATGCAGACAATGCACTGCAAGCAAGTATTACGAAAAACGCTGGCGACATAACAACGTTGCGTAATGATGTTGACGGTCTGGGCGACCAAGTCAGTGATATAGAGGGTAAAATCCCAGGCAACGCGAGTACCAGCAATCAGTTGGCAACTAAGGCGGACGTCACGGGCTTAGAATCGTCGCTTGCAAAAGTTGCCAAAACAGGTTTATACAGTGACTTAAACGACAAGCCTACTATTGGAAATGCGGTATTGACGATTACACGCAACAATGAAAGCGCTGGGAGCTTTACCGCGAACGCGACAGAAAACAAAACAATCAACATTACTGTTCCTGTTAGTGCGGGTGACGTGAACGCATTGCCGGATAGCACGAAGTATGGCGCAAGTGTTTCGCTGACAATGGACAGCACTACGTATAAAGTCAGTGCGTCGCTGAAAGATCAAAACGGCGATGTTCTGGGTGCGGTGCAGACAATAGACCTGCCATTGGAGTCCGTAGTTGTAAGTGGCACGTATGATGCGACAACAAAAGAAGTGGTTTTAACTCTGCAAGACGGGTCTGAAATACGTTTTTCTGTTGCTGATTTGGTGGACGGCCTGCAAACAGAGATTACTGAATCAAACAAATTATCTGCTGATTTGGTGGACGATGGCGCAACCGTTAATAAGTTTGTTACGTCCGCAGAAAAAACCACGTGGAACGGCAAGCAAGACGCAATTTCTGATTTGGAAACGATTCGCGCTGGAGCATCCAAGGGTGCAACTGCGGTTCAGCCATCAGCGATTGCCGATATGGAAACCAAGACGCACGCCGCTGCCACGTATCAGCCCAAAGGTGATTATGCTACCAAGACAGAATTGACAACAGGTTTGGCAACGAAAGCAGATACGACAACTACAGACACATTGCGCAACGACATTGATGGCTTGGGCGACCAGGTTCAAGAGATTGAAGCCAAGATTCCTAGCGATGCGACTGCAAGCAACCAGTTGGCAACCAAGGCAGACTTAGCCAATATTGACACATTGCCAGCGCAGACGGGCAATGCTGGAAAGTTTTTGTCGACAGATGGCACAAACGCGTTTTGGAATACGGTTCAGGACAATAACGGGCTGGAAGGCGATTATTGCTGCAAATACGGCATTGTTGACGAGACGGCGTCTGGCTTGCCAACACAGGGCACTGGGAATCAGATTATAATCCCAGCGCAGTTGGTTATGGACGTGCCCGGTTCCCCAGGTTTGACCACAAATACGACGGCAATTACGCACGATTTAGTATCTACAACGAACTGCGAGATATTCTTGGCGCAAGGCACAGTCATTGAAGCGACAGAGGTTTATTGGCAGACCGCAGAGCCAGAAGATGGGCAGGCAGGGTATTTGGCGTGGTGGAACGGCACTGGTTGGAAGTTCAAGAGCAATGACACGGGTAATGTATGGCGTCCGGCGAACGCCGTAAGAATAGCAAAATGCGTATTTACGGATGGTTCTTTGACGCGCTTGAGCTTTACAGGCTGCCGTGTGCTGAATAAGCAGTTGTATGCAACCAAGGCAGATTTAGAAAACGTTAGCGTTGCTGTTGATGGCGTAACGATTACTAAAAAGGATGACGGGAAAATACAAGCGTCTGCCGTCGTCAATCAAAATAGCGGTGTATTAAAATCGTGGACTGGGATGCTGACACAATACACTGCGCTTGAAACAAAGTCCGACGACACTCAGTATATCATTACAGACGACGATAGTGCGGGCACGAATGTTTATACAAAGGCGGAGGTGGATTCGCTGGTAAATAGTGCTCTGGCGACTGCCGATTACGTTATTGAGTTCCAAGCCCCAACGGCTGCGAACGGCTATACGTGGTATAGAAAATATAAAAGCGGTTGGGTTGAACAAGGTGGTTGTTATGAAAACGCAACGAACGCACAAGATATAACGACCAGAGTAACATTGCCCATCACAATGGCAGATAACCTATATACTGCAATTGCCACTGCTGGAAGAAATACAGATAACGCCGCTGACCGTTCAGGTTATACATCTATATTTACACAAACGACAACAACTCTTGGCATAGGGTGGTATGGTGTAAATTCAACAAATACAATGCGCCGTATAAGTTGGCAAGTCAGTGGCATGGCAGCATAAAGGAGTATTCAGATGAGCATAAGAATAGGAAATAAAATCGTTGCAGGTATGCCAGAAAAGGCACTACGCGGCATCGGCGAGATATTTACAACGACCGATACAGGAGTTATTGCAGGCGCTGTTGAAGCCAATGGTGGTTCATATAATCTTGCGGATTACAATTCTGGAACGGAATCCGCGGCATCTAAGTTGGCAGCGGGGACATTGTCATATGTATCTAAAGCAGAATTCCAAACACAAGTTGCTAATACTGGTGCCTGTGATTCATTTGGTTGGAACGGGGGCGGCGGAACGTTCTATGGTCTGCAAAACAAACGCCTAGGAACAGATAGGGTTTGGACAAAAAAGGCAACCCCAACTGTAGGAGACTTGGTTTATGATGAAGGCGGCACTGTAATCCCAAACACGACTGTTACATCGGTAAATGGAGATGACATCTCAGTAACCCAAACGTGGGATGGGGGCGACGCTACAAAAACCTATAATGCAAACGCAGAGTTGAATTTTACACAGGCGGCCGACACCACATTCTTAGTTCCTAAACTGTTAGACAGTTCTGTTAGACCGGACTATTCACGGGCAGTTTCAAACTCGAATGCCGCGCCATCATCATACACGGCGACAGAGGATTGTGTTATCGAAGTACAAGGTGCACCGTTGTCATATGACCTTTATAGTGGAAGCACTAAATTGATTGCCGAGTTCGCGTATTCTGCCAATTATTCGTCCGCGTGGGTTTTCTTGCCCAGGGGTCTGACAATGAAAAGGGCTAAAGGTTCGCAATATAACGACTTTGTTGTTACGCCAGTTCGCCCAGAAAAATCTACCCGCTACATGGTTCAACTTACCACAGGCGCAACAGACCAAGCATTAGAATGCTGCACAAGTGTCCTGAGTGATGTGTCGGCGTTGAACGCGCACCGTGTTATTGAGTTCCAAGCACCGACCGCCGCGAATGGCTATACTTGGTATAGAAAATACGCAGATGGTTGGGTTGAACAAGGGGGTTATGTAGCGGCAACATCAACATCAACGACTGGGCTGGCGGTAACATTGCCAGTTGCAATGGCAGACGCTAATTATAATGTTCAAAAAACGATACGAAAAGCAGCGTCGGCATCAAGTGGATTTAACTTTGTTTGGTTGGCGGACAGCGAATCCGGATATACCAATACAACAACGACTGTGTATTTGTCGGTGTTATCGACAACATACGCACTGGGTGTAAGTTGGGAAGTTAAAGGTATGGCGGCAGCGTAGTTGAAACAGGAACATAAAAACACCCCGAGTAACTCGGGGTGTTATATTACTTTCTTATAAGAGTAAGCCCAAGACCAACTATTATAGCCATGCAAGAGTAAGCAATAGTCTTCCACTTGTCTATAATCGATTCTAAGCGCGTTTTTTCGGCCGTACACGCGACTTTAACGTTTTGGGATTCAGTCCTAAGCAAAACATAGTTTCGCTTTTGTGCGTCGATTTCTGACGCTATTACGGCCGTCTTGCATTCTGGTGACAGATTCTTCTCCATATTGCCTAGAGACTTCTGTCCATCGTCTATGCGACCGATTATCGCGTCTACAGACGAATCTGTGATGGACGCCGTATGAGAACAGCCACAAATACATGTGGCCGTTAAAACTGCTAGTAATATCTTCTTCATTATAGTAATCCAAATGCTGTTAGAACAGAGTCTTTTCCTGCTCCAGCCGCAAACCCAAGCAGTAACAAGATTCCAACCTTCACGGTACGCGCACTAAAAAACTTTGTTAGCCCGTCCCATGCCCACGCCTTTTCTTTCATCTTGCCGTCCTTTATTAGGTCCGTAAGCTCGGTCAGCGTTGTCTGCATAGATGACACGGTTGCTACGACACTGTCAAGTTTATCTTCTACTGCTAACATTCTCTTGTCCAATGCGTCTACCTTTTCCATCGTCGTTTTTGCTCGTGTTGCAAGTTCTATATAGTCGTCGGACTGTGCTTCGGCATGTAAAACAAACCACTCAGGAAGGGCGCCTGTATGCTGTAATGCCGCCAAAACCGTCTTTTGTTTGCACATGTCCTTGTAAATACCTCGACATTATTATAACAGGTATTTTGGCTTATTACAACCGGGGCTATCTAGATCGCTCCAGTTGTAGTTTTTTATAGACGGCGTCAAACACAACCGGTATCTTGCTATGGAACAACTCCAGTGTTGGTTGCATTATCTGCTTTACACACGGTCTAGAATGGCCTACAGCTCGCAGGTTAAATATGTGTTCCCATTCTCTTAGGTTGGCCGTAATGTTGAATTCTGCTGCCGTTGATTGTGGCAACAGTAGGCTCAGTTCGTCTGGCTTTGCGCCCATACTTGCCATTGTCATATAGTAGTCTTCGGCTTTCTGCATAGCGTTTATCCAAACCTGATACGTTAATGAATTCTTTGGTATCTCTACAGGGCTTAGGAACTTGATTTCGTTGCCGAATTTACCCTTAGAATAGTTGCACCAACGAGAGCTTTCTATTGCATAACTTGCAGGGCGATGGCGGGTAAGGTCTTTATAGGCCGCTATATTAGACACGTATCTCATGGTTATAGAGTAGTGTTCGAACATTGCCCCATGTCCAGAATTCGCAAGGGTCTGCAAAAGCCTAATAGCAGACTCGCCGTCATCAGTTATTTTGTCGTGCGACTTATAACAAGTGCGTGCCACCTGTTCTAACACCTTTACAATCTCATGGCCATTGATTGGTGTTATTGGGATAATTTGCGCTTCTACGATCTTCATATACTACTCCTGTATTGCTTTAACAAGGTCTTCTATATCGCCACACATAACAACAATAGGCAGCGTTTGCATTCCTACGGTCTTGGCTATTGCCAGCATCTTGTCCATCGTTGGTTCTAGATATACCGCATTAGGGCATTGTTCTTTCACTTGACGGCATCTACGGCATCCCGTCTGGCCTAATATTACAACCGATTTCATTGCTTTCCTCCTTTTGTTTTTGTCTTGTTATCTTGTGGCAGTGTTTTCTCCAGAATGGTTTGGTTTGCATCTTGCCAACATAGCATTTTTCGCCTGCCCCCCCAAGCCCACTCATATAATCTACGGTGCAAGTTGCTTTTCACTGGTTAGTCCTTTTGTTCTTGGAGGGGGCGCAACCCTAACTTATCGTTTCGGTTATGTTGCTTCGCTATCGGTCTGTACTCAGCAGTAGCGACTAGCCTGGAGTCAGCGTTAGTTCTGTCCCTTGCGGGCTTTCGTTGTTCCGCTCAACCTATTTATTACCCCCATTGTCCTTTTATCCTGCTATTATTTTGCCTATGTCCGTCAAAGCGGCCTTTGCTCTTACGTAGAATCCCATGCATACACTGCTTGGTTCGCTCTGAAACGCTACCCGTGCTATAAGGTCTAATCTTTCAACAGCGACATCCAATGCTTTGCGTGCGTTGATGTATGCAAGCCAATGTTTTGCGGGCAACATAATATGGCATTTGTCACAAGTGAACAAATCTGTTCCTAAATATCTTATAGGTTTGCCACAGAACGGACATTTCATTTCACTCATTGTTATTTTCCTTTGCAAATAATAGCGTCATCTGGTTTTACCGGCTCGCAGTGTTTGAAATTGCAAATCTCGTTGCAACAATATTGGTATTGCATACCTTTGTCTATACTGGTTAGTATGCCAAAAGCCCAGTCTTTTGATGTTTCGAACACATCGTCGTCCCAAAATCGGCACAAATTGCCAACCCACTTGCGCTGTTCTGCGTCGGGGTCTGCAGGTTTTTTGCACATGTGCTGCAAACGGTTTGATTCTGTCAACAAGTCAAGGTGCCATTCTTCGCGTCTTCGTAGTTCGTTGACGTTCTTAATGAGTTCGTTGATTTTACCAACGAGTTCTAGTATACAAGGACATGTATTCTCTATGCGTTTAATCATTTTGTCTCCTTATTTATGCCTTGGCAGGTATATAGGCTTTACATCTGTGTTCTTGTACAATGTCTTTACGTCGTCTATAGAGTCTACCACGGCCAAGCACACTTTTGTCTTAACGCTTGGGTGTCTTAGAACCTCCGGCCAGTTGTTCGAACAAATCATACGGCCTATAAGTTGGCTTCTTATGGCACGTTCGTTCTCATACTTATAGACATTCTCGTTAAGCCATTGAATCTGTTCTTCGACGTCTGCAAACAGGTCGGTAAACAAGAACAAGATTCTGTACTTAGAATGCACTATAAGTGCTCGCACAAGGTCTATAGCAAGCGGGTCTGGCTCTCCAGACAACGTGGTCATTGCGCTCATTTTTACAACGGCGCAGTCGTTTTCCATATTCCCCAGTGCTTCTGCTACGCTGTCAAGGTTAACCAACATATCTCAGCTCCATAGATTCATTTGCCTTGCGTATTATTCGATCCAACTGTTTGAATTCTTCTTCGAAGAGCTCGGCAAGGTCGGGGGTGTCGGCAATCGTTGCCTTAATGCGCCATTTATATGCATCCACACAAGTTATTAGTTTTCTAAGGTCATCATATCTAAGTTTTATTTCGTACATAGTGCGCGATTCTTTGCTTGTTGATTGTTTTTGTTTTGGACGGTTACGAACTGCCCGTAATCCAATCCGTCGTCCAGGCCGTATTTTCTACAATAGTAGCAAAATATGTGCTTGTCACGCGGGGGGCATTAAAGCCCCGCACGTGACGCATCGCTTAGACCTGTTTGTACAGACCATCTCTGTATCGCCATTTGCGGGCTGCGTTGATTCTCATCTTACGGTTGATGGCGTTATTCAAACGGCGGCCGCTAACTTCCAACGCACACTGCACGTTCAGCAGGTCAGAGAAGGCTTTTGTTCCTGCCACCACATTCAAACGCAAGATGCCGCATGCTGCAATGAACATGTCTGCCAATTCGTCAGCGATAACTGTCGCCGGTGATTTGGCAGCGTGCGCCTCTGACACTTCAACAAATTCTTCACAGAATTTTTCTATCTGTCCTTCTACGGTTGACCGCGGGAAGGTTTTTGCTTGCCAATTCATAATGTCATTGGCTGACCAAGTTTTTTTATTTGCCATTATTTCCTCCTTTATGACAAAATCAGGCCCTTCATGACCCGATACTGTTCCGCCCACAATTCTTCTTTAGTGATGCCACGAAGCAAACATACTGACTTTATATCTCTGTTGTACAGCTTCTGTAGTTTTTCGCGGTGCTCCTCCGTTATAGCCTCCGTTGCCTTTCCTGCGTGAATCTTTTCGTGGCATTCAGCGCACAAAGGAATGAGGTTATACGGGTCAAAGCGCAAGTGTAGGCACTTTCTAGGAAAGATATGATGAATGTGCTGTGCAGGTCTAACCCGCCATTCTGACAGGCAGTTCTGACAGCAACGTCCGTACGATAACTTTGGATACAAAGCCTCGCACGTGTCAAACATTCGCTCTTCGCTAGTTTTTGCAGGACGTCTTCTGTTCAGCATACAACTCTCCTTAAAAGGGCACTTCGTCTCCAACGTCAGACAAGATGTCCTTATTTGCGTCTGCAGTTTGGTCTTCTGCAATGACGACTTTGGATGGTTCAAATTCGTTTACACGGAAGTCATAGTATAGACGACCGTTGAATTCTCTAGAAGACACAACCATCGTAACTTCGCCTTCAGACCCTACGTCTGGGAAAGTGTCTTTCTGTGAAGACGGAACGGTTGCTTCTATGACGGTTGTGATTGGTCGGCCATACGCTTCTCCCTCATAGGCAAAGCGGGCCACCATAAATTCCGTTCCTTTACTGGACGTTTTGATCTGCTTGTCCGTTAGTGTCGCTTTGAACCTCGTTGTTATCATTTGCTGCTCCTTCGTTTTTCATTGTTTCTAAGTCTACTGTTATGCCAAATACGCCTACAAGTTCTTGTAATGCGTCCCTAGCGATTGAAAATGTTTCTGTGGCACCAGTGTCCATGCCGTCGTCCTTTGACGATTCTAGGGCCTTTTTAAGCGATTCCAGATACATATGCCCTGCTAAGACAATAGTGTCGCGGAGCGATATGGCGTTCTTGTTCTTTTCCACTGCTTTTGATATTCCGGCAGAAATCAGTGCGACTGCCTCTGGTCTTAACAACATAGTGTTTCGTACTCCTTTATCTTCTCGACGCATTCGTCTATCGTCGTCGCAATCTTTTGTTGTATCTCTGGGTCTGGTAGGACGTGTACCGTGTAACAGCCTAGTCGCGGGTGGTAAACAAAGAAGTCGCACCACTTGCGCTGTGTTACATACAGATTAAACTGAATCTGTGTCCGGTACTCTGGCTTGATGTATTCCTTGTTTTTCCAGATAAGAAAGTTTTTAGCCAACGGGCATTTTATTTCTATCAGGCCATCCTCGCCAACAAGGCCATCAGGAGAACAGCCAACATAATCCCCAAGTTTAACAAACCCAACTGTTTTAACGTTGTTACCAACGATTCCTTGGTATAGCCGCCGTGCCTCAGGCTCGAGGATATGCCCTCTTTCCATCGCCCAAGTCGTAAAGTGTTCGTTATCACTATCGCGCATATAGCGCTCCGTAGCCTTTTCAGCAAGTTTTTCCTCCTTTGTGTCAGTTCTTGAGCTTAGAAACAGGTGAAAGTCAGACCCGGTTAGTCTGCCAAGTCTAACTTGGTCCCACTCGGGCGTTCCTTGTTCTATTTTCCAACAGTATTCTGGCGTCATTGTGCGTCTCGTTCTAATTGCCGTTTCTTTGCCGCAATAACAGAATTAGCCTCGACTTTTGTTAGTGCCAAGATTGACGGTTTCTGTAGATGTTGCAACAGTTTTGTTACGTCAATGTTTGCTTTAATCCATTGCACCTGTTCAGACGTAATCTTATCTTCTACGTTATCAGGCGTTCCTGCTTGTGCGTCAAACAAATCTGGCTCTGTTATGTCAAACGCAGTCAGTAGCAAGTATCTGCGCTGATATGTCTCTACCCCGCCCAACGACTGAATTGCGTTGCATCCTGCAATAGATATTTCTCGCATTGGAGATGAAAACGCTATCACGCTATTGGGGTCGTCGATGTCTATAATAGTTAATGTTGCATATTCGTGTGCAAACGTAACCTGTTGATACAGATTATACTTGTCACACAACTCCGTCAGTATAGGCTGAATGTCTGCCAGTTCATAATATTTGAATCCGCTATGTTTATTCATCCCAGTTTTTTTAACGTTTGATTTATTAAACTCCAGTTTGACCTGGTTCATCTTTTTATAAATATTAGATTCTGCCATCTTGTGCTCCTTTTAATCAAATCCGGACAGGGCGGGGTGTTAACGCTACCAGGGCGTCATAGCACCGTCCGCCCCCTCGTCTTACATAAACAAAACGCAGGCTGCTACAAAGCCGACGCCCAAAGCAAAACCCTGTACTATTAAGGCCGCGAAAGCGGTCAAAAATATCATAATCTGATCTTTCACAGAAGGGCGGGTTTCCTCTAGCAACTGTTCCAGAATTTCGATCAATTCTTCATCAAAATCAGTCAGCTCTGATGCTTCCTGCGGCTTGGTAGTCACCTGTTCTGGTGCTTTCTTTGCAGGACGTCCGCGTTTTTTTGTTTTCACTTCTTCAGTAGAAGACTCGTTCATGCTTTCTCCTTAGGTTAAAGTCCCAGTCCTATTTGAACTGGCTTGTTTGTGTATAACTTTTCCAGAACTGTTGCATTGTAGTTGCCAATGCCCTGTCGTTTAGGAAACGACGCTATACACGTAAACGGCTCAGGCATATCATATTCCGATATAAGAGCCGTGTATGGTAACGCTAACGCCCATCTGTAGAACGCCTCGTTATCAAACTCTCCCACGTGATACCCCCTAGTTCCTTTGTACGGGGGGTCGCAGTAAACAATCGTATCAGCAGGACTATAAGGTGACAAATCGACGTCACGATAATCGTTAGAAATAAAGCGAATATTACTACCAACATCTAAGCTCCTGTAATCCTCTAAGTGTTTTATGCGACTTCCGTGTTCAATAAGAAGAGCCGGGTCGCCGTTCTCTCGTTCCACGGAATACATATAATCTTCTTGATTGTTTCCAAAAGACCAGCAGTGTCGCACGTATGCGCCTAGCCAGTTTGGCTTGTCCTTCATTTCAAAGAACATCTCTCTGCTAATAAAATCTTTAGGAATGTTTCCGTGGTGTAAAAGGTGGTTGTGGAGCTCTATTAGCCCGCTGTCCAGGTCGTTGGCCAGAACAGTGAATCCCTTTTGGGCTAAAAGCAACTCTAGAGCCCCACCACCGCAAAATAGACTAACTACGTTTTTGAACGTAAAATTGGTCCGCATTACTGCGTATATATCTTCTGCTATTCTAAACTTATTTCCTAAGTATGGGATATATGGCTGTGACTTCTGCATTACTATACCTTATACCAAAAAGACCCCGTTCTGTCAATCAAAAAACCCTACTAGATTCCACAATAATGTAACTATACTTGGAAAAGTCCACGCCAAGTTGAGTTAGAATACGCTTGCACTGGCCCCTACTCTGTCCATAGACTATTGTTGCGTTGTCGTATACAGAGCAAGGTCTCGTTAGGGCTTCTGTGGGTACTGCTAGGTACATTTTGTTCGCTCCTGTTCTCTTTTGAAGTTGTCTATAAGAATCTGCTTTAGTGTTCGTCTGTCGCTGGGATAAAAATCTTTGCACTGATGATACATGCGTTGTACTTCTTTCCATGCCACTCTCGTTTCTGGTGTGTCTTTCTGGTCGCACGACCATAGAAATAACTGATACGATGTAACCTTAGGATTTCGAAAAAGGTATCGTTTGATTGCGGTCATGTATTCCCCTCGTTGTTACGACTACGGAGCACCGTTTGCGCAGTTCCGGCCTGATTATTGATAATTTCTTACGAGCCTCATATACAGTGGGAAACAATAACATAAGCTCCCCGTCTTTTTTTATCCCACCAATCAGTTCAAATCTAGACATTCTGTAACCTCATTTGTTTCGCCGCAAGAACCAATTTGTCTTTGGTAAGGCCACCGACAATGTATCCATTGGCATCAAAGTTGTCTATCTTTGTATACACATGGTCGTATAGTCCGTTTTTCCAGAACAAACGCCCCATTGCCAACTTGCCGTATCTATCCTTTCTTATAGCCATTAGTGTTGCATATCGCCCCGAGTCCGTGTCGTCAAAAAACGGGTCTCTTGACATTGTAATAACAACAGACGCCACGTCCGTCTTTGGGCTCCCGCCTTTAAGGTCGTACATCCCTGGACACATAACGTTTGCCGGAAGGTCTTTTCTTATCTGGGAAAAGGTTATAATGCACACGTCTCTGTTGAACGCTAGGTCGGCCAATTCTTTCATTGCCGTTCTAATGAACTGCAAATCGGCCCTAGCGTCGTTTGACACGTGGTCAATATGGTCTATCACTATAACCTTCTTTCCAGCGTCTATGCATGATTTTACACGCTCTAGCAATGTCTTTAAGTCCTTGACTCCATCGGTTGATTCAATTAACAAGAAAGTAGGCACCCCGTCTGCCTCTGACGACAGGAGTTTGTCCACTGGCTTGCGATACTGTTCGAATGATTCCGGCGATGCCGAATACGCATTTAGAAACTCACGATACGTCGTTCGTGACTGGTTCCACTGTTTGAACTCCGTAAAGACCATCTGTCTTTCCCAATCGCCGGCAGCGTTTTCCAGCGAAAACAGAACAGTGCTCACGCCCTGTGCGGCCGCATTCATCGCTAACGAATTGGCAAGCGTGGTCTTTCCTGTTCCAGACATCGCGCCTATCACAACAAGGTCGCCACCCATCATCCCTGTCAAATTCTCGTCTAACAACGGAATGCCAAAACTACATAATCTCTTCATTGTGTTGCCCCAGGAACTTTTCTAGTATTTTGTTTGACTTTAGTTCGTCACAATCAGAAAGCGTCTTTATAAGGGCGCCCTCTCCCTCAAAAAATCTCTCCAATAAATCTACCCCGTCGCCCCTTGCTAGTCTAGGCGTTGGGCAAATCGCGTATCTATATCCGGCGCCGTGTGCATCGGAAAGATGCGATAACGCTAAACAAAACGCCTCTGCCGCGTCGTGCCTTTGTATGTTTCCTATCACGACAGGCTCGTCTTCGCCTTGATAACGCACTATTGAATATGACATTATAATCCCCTTTTGCGCGTTATAATAAATTCTATAGTGGGCGCTGTTTGGGAACGCCCTAGCCCTCCGGCTTGCCTGACTCCGGTAAACTGACATCTTTGTGACCGGGTAAGATGCGTACCCTTCACGACAAAACGCTTTATGCCACATATAAAGCACATACTAGCGTGACTTGAACCGCCAGCGCAAAGGGTTATCTCTGCACCCCGTCTCCCACGACGGCACGTATGATTCTGCTTTCATTGCTGCTGGTTAATCCAGAATTCCTAGCGTCTACATAAAGCAGGGAATGTAGATTCTAGGCCCCTTTCCGGACCGCAAGGGCGTGCGGCGAGAACGAATTATGCTTTCGCCTCCGGTGAACTTAACATCTGGACAAGGCTTCTCTGGCCCTATACAGTTCTAGGTCGCCCTTAAAGTATAATGCTCCACCATCTGAAAACCCTTGATAGTGGTTGTCTAGCGCGAACAGAACTGCGTCTACTGCATACGTCCAACATCCCTCAGAAAATGTTTTTAACTCTACCGCCTTTCGTTGTCGTCCAACTTCCGTGTAGGGTGCTATCTTCTTGTTGCGCTTATCACGGCGTGTAGACTCAAAGAATCTAACAAGACCGACCCAATCCCCTGGAGGAACGCCAATAGCGGCAGACACCTCGTCTATATCTTTCAGAAAGGCCGTTGTTCGGGTTATTTGTTGTGCAAATACCTTTCCATCAATAGATAAAGTGACGCCATACGCAATGGCCTCGTCTGCTGTTGTGAACGCTGGAACGCAATTTATGTCTGCTCCAGCAGGCAATAGTCCGGCAGAATCACAAGCGACATACATTATTTTGCTCCTTTGTGGAACAGCGCCAATACAAATGCGCCCATGCCAAGAAGCATCACCCCAAATAGTGCCACAAGCAGCACTCCAAGAACTATTGATATTGGTATCCATAGTGGCGCAAGAACCCATAGCCAACTAATGTTGATGGCTCCGCTAAGTTTTAGAATTAGAAGCAACAATAATATACTCCAAACACCCCAAGAATACATAGTTTTTAGTTTCATATTTTCCTCCAGTTAGAATTTTGTTATAACAACCTGCCCCTGGTTTGATTCGCTGGCCTCTATAGAGGCCATAACCGCTATAACGGCAAGACCAACCGCTACCAAAGCCATTGACTTTGCTACGTGATTGTCACTACTGGAAACGTAACAACAATGACCTCTCGGCCCGTGCCTTTGCGAATCGTAATATCTCGGCCCTGCATTAGCCTTTAACATAAACATAAAAAGCATAACCAGGCCAGCAATGATAGCAAACCCCGCATCTCTAAGTTCTGTCATTCTCAATCCTCCGTGCTAGGGCATTTCGGTCTGTCTTTGAATAGAACCGCTTTAGCGTCTTAGCAGTATACTCTAACGTTATGTCTTTGCGCAAGTCCTCATCTACAATGGTTGCACATACGCCACGCATTGCCTTGAAAAAGTTTGCACGCCCCATTATTTCTTTTGTGTTCCACGACTCTAGTAGTTTGTTCCATAAAAATTCAAACATAGGCACGGACGCGTCTATTATTGGCATTAGTCCTGCGAGTCCTCTTGCCTCAAGGAGGGTGTCAGGGTCTTCCTGGAAAGGTAAGAAAGCAACCCTGACGTCACTGTCATGTCTCACGCATGGCAGACAAATCTTTACGGCTTTTACTGCCGCGTTTCTGCCTGCATCGTCACCATCAAACAAGAACGTAACATTTCTGTTTATCTTGAATAATGTTTTTATGTGGTCCTCCGTAAACGCAGAACCTAGTGGGGCCACTGTCTCTTTTAACCCCGCACACTGCATCTTTATGCAGTCTATCTGACCCTCTACTATTATTGCCCTGTTGTTTCTGTATATAGAATTCTTTGCAGTGTCGAGCCCAAAAAGAACCCGTCGTTTATGAAAGAACTCCGTATCACAGCAGTTCACGTATTTAGGGCTAGTCCCATCAAAAGAGCGTCCAGAGAAAGCAATTACGTTGCCCTTCTCGTCCTTGATAGGAAACATAATACGATTCTTAAAAAAATCGTATAATCCGTTTACCCCCTGCCTTACCAACAAGCATGCGTTTAGCGATTCTAACGGCTCG